GCAGATTATGTAAAACCAGAATACTTTGAAAACCAAAACATAGCCGAATACTTCAAAATCGTAAATGACTTTTACGAAAAGAGAAAAAAGCTTCCAACCTTCACAGAGGTTAAGACATATCTAACCAATGATATTCTCAAAAACAACTTTAGAAAGCTTTTAGAATCTTTTAAAAAGTTAGATAAAGAATTTGACAATGCTGAATTGTATGATAATACAGAAAGGTTTTTAAAGGAAAGAGCCACTTGGGTCCAAATGCTGGACATCGCTGAGAATGCGGAGGATAAAGTAAAAAATCCTCAGAAAGTTCTTGAAGCGTTTGACGATATTTGTAAGATTAATCTGAATATTGATAGAGGTATTGAGATTTACAAAGATGTCGATTTAATCATTGATGATATCCTCAACGTCGAAAATTATATTTCTTCGGGGTGGGAATGGTTAGACGAGGCTACCGGAGGTGGGTATTTAGAGTCTGGTAAGGCACTCTATATGTTCGCTGGGCAGGCAAATATAGGTAAGAGTATTTTTCTGGGCAATGTAGCCGCGAACATCGCTAAACAAGGCAAGAGTGTGCTTGTAATTTCTCTGGAGATGTCCGAAATGGTGTATGCCAAACGTATATCAGCCAATATCACTAAAATCCCGATGAAGGATTTTAAATTTAACACTCACCCATTGCGAAACGCTTTAATGGATGAAAAGAAGAATAACCCAGATGGAAAAATAATGATCAAAGAATTTCCACCATCTAGTATAACACCGAAGCAAATAGAAGCATTTATAAAAAAAATTAAAGACTCTGGAGAAAATATAGATGCCGTGGTTATTGATTATATAAGTTTGCTAACGACCGAAACTGGTTCTAATTCATATGAAAGAGTGAAGCATATTTGTGAAAAGATCAGAGCGTTATCTTATATTTTCAAATGCCCGTTTTTTTCAGCGTGTCAGTTATCAAAACCCGGATACGGTAAGGAAAATCCGGGTTTGGAAGGTATTGGAGAATGTATAGAAGTCAATCAGTTGGTCACATTAAGAAGTGGAGAATATAAAAAAATAGGAGATTTGAAATTCGGAGATCAAATCAAATCAAACGATGAATACAAAACAGTAACTCAGATACATCATAAAAAAATAAAACCATGCTTTAAAATCAGATTGAAGTCTGGGAAGGAAATAATAGTGAGCGAGGATCACAAATTCCCAAGTAACCGTGGTAGACTTTCGATTCGAGAAGGATTAAATGTTGGCGATAAATTGAATAGCATTTGAGATAAACGTAACGCCGATACTAAATATAGTTATGAGCGATAAGCCGAAAAGAAGACAATGCAAAGATCCGAGTGAATTTGATGAATATTTTGATAGATGGATACACACAGGAACAAATCTTAAAGAATTCTATAGAATTTATTTAAATGATTATAATTTATACCCAATGGGTAGAGAGGTTTTTTATAAAAGACACAAAACTATTGAAGAGATTAATAAAATCAACAACAACCCCAAAAATCTTAAAGAATTGGTTTATGAATACTATGATTCCAAATCAACAAAAAGACGAATGGATATCAGGTATGGTGAGGGATCTGGTGAAAAACACAGCAATAACCTTAAGCTTTTGTGCGTCGATAAGATAACTCCCCACGTTACACAATATTGGATAAACAAAGGATTTAGTGAAGCGGAATCAATACAAAAGGTTTATGACTATAAAAACAAAAATGTGGTTAAGGCTATAGAAGCGAATAAAAATTTGTTTTTAAATAATCCAAAAAAATTTAGAACACGTTACGTTAATAGAAAAGCACCGAACAGTAGAAAACACTGGGAAGATTTGGGGTATTCTAAAGAAGATGTTGAAGAGATCATGAAAACGATCACTCGACCATATTTGAATTCACTTGAGGGATTCGTGGAGAGATATGGTGAAGTGTTGGGGGTTGAAAAATATCGCCAAGCAAATTTAAAAAGATTAGAAAGTAGAATGAAAAATAATGGGACGCTGTTTATTAGTAGTCACGTATCAAAAGCGTCTTTGAAATATTTCATACCACTGTATAAATTATTGAGAAAAAGTGGAATATCTAAAGATGATATTGTTTGGGGTATAGCTAAGAAAAAGGAATTCGTGACGAAAGATTCTGTAAGTGGTAAAAATTTCGCATACGATTTCGTAATAAAATCAAAAAGAATTATTATAGAATATAATGACTCCTTTTGGCACGCTAGGAGGAAAGATGAGTGGAAAAACAATTTCACAACGTATGAAAAATCTTTAGAATTTGACCAGTATAAACAGAAGGTAGCTGAAAATATAGGATTTAAGATAATATATGTGTGGGCTGATGAATTACCGACACATAAAGAACTCTTCAATAGGATAAGAAATGAATAACGATAAATTTGTGAGAGAGAGGGTGGAATTGATGAAAAATATTGGATTAATCAATCCAGATATTGACACCGAGCAATGTGTTGAGGTGGTTAATCTAGTATTAAGTGAACAAGAAGACAAAAATAATAAAAGTGATTTATTATTAGAATATAATGATGAAATTTTAGACATTGTGGCGTTGGGTGATATGGAAACAGTCGATATTAGTGTTACTGGAGATCAATTATTTTATTGTAATGGAATATTAACCAAAAACTCCATGGGGATCGCGCACGTATCAGATGTTATATTATCCATATTCCAAACAGAAGAAGATATGGAGTTGGGGTTAGTTAAGCTGGGGATGATCAAGAATCGATATGGTCCCAGAGGAATGGTTCAACCTATGTGTATAGATTATGAAACTTTGAGTATATCTCAGAGCGAGGAATCGGAGGAATTGATGGATGATGAAGAACTGAGCGTGTTGGAGAGACTTTCCAAGAATTAAATACTAATATGAAATATTTAAAAGATATTAAACTTATATATGAAAATATGTATATAAACTTACCGGATTATTTATATCACGCTACTTATAAACCGTTATTAAGTAAGATCAAACAATCTGGCTTGCGAGGTGGGATCAATAAATTTTGGGATGACTCTTCTCCAGATGTCGTGTATTTGTCGGATGATCCAAATGTGGCAGAATCTTATGCTGAAACATCAGATATAGTTGATGAAGATTGGTTAGATTTAATTGTAATATTGAAAATAGACATCAGTAAATTAGACCCGGCTCTCTTGGAAATAGATGATAATAATTTGAGTGGTGATACCTATCAATATGCTGGAACTATTTCTCCCGATGTGATAGTTGACATATATGAATGAAATCGTAAATAGGGAGGTTCATCATTATAGAGTGGAACCCCATGAGGACGTTTTTCATGAATGTGTGAGAATGGTTAAGATGTTTGGTTCAATTGACAACGCTTTTGTGCTAGATCTTGGATTGGTTGGAGATTGGTGGAAAATCGTAGAACTCAATAATGTGAATTCTTCTGGAATTTACGAATGTGATACGGATGCGATTGTAAGAGCGTTTAAACAACTGGACTAATATTTGTAACTAAATAATATCATGGAAAAAATCGATAGAATAAATTTGGAGACGGTATACGGTTCTATATTAGAAAATAATGATGTATCAATTGTTGGGCATGGTGGAATCATTTCTGCTCCAGATGGCAGTGGACTTAATCAAGTAGAGGATGGGATTGAAATTCCTTTTTCTGATTTACAAGAAGCGTGGAAATCATTACATAGATTAAAACTTATGGTTTACGGTGGCAGTATAAATGTCGAAGACTTAAAAAAGGAAGTAGACTTGGCTTATAATGCAGTATATCCTAACTTTAGGAGAGAAAAAAGTAAAAGGGAAGCGATGGGATTGAGAAACAGGTTAAGTAAAAAATTAGATTGACATATATGAATAACGATGTAAATATCGACGTGCGTAGTCGTATATTTATTTGGTCGAATTCAGACCTTGATGGTGCCTGTTCAGTAATCTTACTTGGACAAGTTTTTCAAGAATTTGAATATCAATCATGCTTCTTTGGTAAATTTGAGGAAAATTATACTACTTGGGCCAAGACTAATCTAGAAAATTATGATAAAGTCTTTGTTGTGGGTATGGTTATTGATCAAAAACTACTCAATAAGATCGATGATCCTCGTTTGGTCATCATTTCAGACCGTGGAGAGAAGCTTACAGCCTATGACTCTACTTTAATTACAGAAGAATGTTCATCTTGTTCCAAATTAATCTACAAAAAGTTTAAAAAGATCAGAGAATTCTCGGTAAATGTTAAAAAACTACTGGTTTATGTTGATGATTACAATGAATATCTTTTAAAACACGAAGAATCCAAGTATTTAAATGCAATTTATCGTAGATCTGGTTACAGAAGCTTTTATAAGTTTGTGGATAGATTCTTTGATGGATTTGATGGTTTCACTGATACGGAGATTAATATAGCTGAAGGATTTTTTAAAGAAATCGAGAAAGAAGTCTCGACAATAGACCTATATTCTGGTGAATTCAAGGGTTGGAAGGTGCTGGCAGCGTTCTCCAAGCTCTCAGTGAACGAAATAGCGAAGGAATTGATTGACAATCACAAAGCTGATGTTATCATCGTGGTCAATCCCGACACGAAGTTCATCTCTTTCCGAAAACCTCTAGGATCACCTGCTGATATTGTTTATATGGCAGAAAATTTATGTGATGGTGGAGGGGGTGAGTATGCATCGGGTGGTCAAATGACTGAAAAGTTTTTAGGATTCACTACGAATCTTTCGAGTTTATGAGTAGATTGGGAAATCTTGGTGACTATCATGGACAACATGGTAAAATAAACTGGTATTGTCCATCTTGTAAATGTTTTGGGTATAAAACTGCCCATACTGAAGGATGTATGGGAGAAAAGGTAGAAATAAGTGCAACAGCGAGAGTCCCTAGAAAGAATGCTTTTAAAAAAGAGTGGGATAATTTTTACAATAAGTTTGTCTTACAAGAAGACTTAAAACAATTTTTATCAAAACCTAAAAAAGAATCCAATGAAATGAAAACTTGGAGAATACAGAGAAAATTAAAAAAATGAGAAGAAGAAATTTTATAGGAGGAGTATTATCATCTATTGCTTTAATTGGAACATCTATCAAAGCAAAATCAGATGAAGTTAAAGTCATCAGAACGGATGAAGAAGATTTTTATGAATTTTTTCATAAATTTAATGGCTTTCCGATAAGCGAAGACCAAAAGATGTTTTATGATTGGTATAATAAAGATTATAAGAAAATGACAATGGGTAGACAGACTGGAACAACTACTTTTTCAATTACGTTAGCTGCATATAAATCACTTAAGAATGAAACCGTATCATATTTTACATTTTCAGAATATCATAGAAAATATTGTGTGGGTATATATAAAAGAAATATGATCAATTTTAGAGAAAAGTTTCCGAGAAAGGTCTGGACACAGATGGAACCGTTTTTCTTAATACACTCTGATGGAATTAGAGGTAAGAACCCATCAATATCCTTGTTCGATAATTGGTCATATACTAGATATCCACACACCATTTTCAATTATTTGAAGGGTAGAGACACTAAGGTATTTTGGATGGACACCAAAGAATATAACACAATATGAGCGACCCATCATCAAACTTAATAAGCGAAGAATCAGATCATATTTTCCTTTCATTCTGCACATTTGTAATGAATCTAAAGGGGAAGAAATTATCTGTCCAGAATGTTTTTGTTCAAACTCTCCAAGACGAGAAATTAAAGAACGTAGCTAAGACTATGCTATCTTTAGATAGTGATTTTGAATTGGTGAAGGTATTCTTAGCATTCGACAATTCTATCAGCAAATCTAAGTATGTCACAAAATTTGTCAATGGACAAAACAAAAAGAAATGATTCAAAAATTTGATTTAATAGCTGGATCGATTGACGAGATTAAAGAATATATTGAGGGGTTGGATACATTTGATTCGTGGCAACTAGGTAAAGGTTTATATTCTCAAGTTGAGAATCTATTGAGTAGAGATTGTTTGTTTAAACATATCGGACCAGTTACATACCAAGGAAGAAATTCAGATAGATCAGTCATAATACACGCAGCGTTTATAGCAGTCGAGAGAAATCCTTATAAATTCGCATGAAGATATTTAAAAAATACCCAAACATTAACCGAGAATACTTTATTGCAGCAATACCACCTTGGGATATAGAAGAGAAGGAAGCTATCAAGTTATATGTCGAGTATGTAAAATCACTTGTCCTAGATGACCCAGATAAAGATGAATCGATTGAGCGTTTAAAATCTGGACTCAAGTATGTGTTTAAATTTTGTAAAGATAAGGGGTTGACATTCTCGGATTACCTGACATACTCAGAACATACCTTACCTTGTTGGGTGACACATTTAAAAAATCACCAAATCGATTTTCACACTCTTCACACCTTGCAAATATCAAAACCTATGCTAGACTCTGAATTGTTGAACTTCGTGATTCCGAATTTCTTTGTCAACTTTCAAAAAACAAGACAAAAGTTTTATAATTCAAAAAGGATGAAAGATTTTGGAAAGAAAGCTAAGGAAAAATTAGAAACAGTATTATGCTAAAATTAGGAACAAACGTAAAAGATAAATCAACAAATCAAGAGGGTATGCTTACTCTCATGCAAGTTGAACAGAACGAAAATATTTATTATTATTTTCAACCAAGAGGAACAAGCCCAAAAACTGGAGAACCTTTAGAAGCTCGGTGGATTGTCGATTCCTCAATTGAGGGTGGTGTGACAGTGGTTCCACCGTATCTTCCAGTTGACATTCTCGGATCTTATGCTAAAGATAATGCAAGCGGATATGAAGGAGTTATTACTTCCTTAAGACTCCATATCAATGGATGTGTTCATGTATCTTTACAGTCTCAACAGATCTTAGAAGAAACTGGAACAGTTCCCCTTAGCGTAGATTTTGATATTCGTAGATTGTCTGGAGAAAAGATTGACACAATGACAGAAGAAGAAAAGGAAGAGAGTCAAATTAAGAATCCAAGTCCAGTGGGTGTAGCTGCATACAAACCAAGATTGTAAATTTTCATCTGAAGACTAAATATAGTTCTCCTAGCGAGCAATAAAACAAAATAAACAAAAAAAGATAAAAACAAAAAATATGGCAAAAAATAAATTCAATGCGTCAATGTTCGATTCTCTTAAGGATCAGTTGAAAAAGACAGACGGTGGTGGTTCATTCGCAAATATCATGAAGTTCCCAGAAGGACACACCTATACAATTCGACTAATTCCAAATGTCGATAATATCGATGACACATTCTTCCACCACTATATCAATAGCTGGAAGAGTCGTTCAACAGGGAAATATACTTCAGCAATTTCTCTCCAAACATTCGGAGATGAAGATCCAGTTACTAACCAATACTGGAAAGAGTATCAAGAGTGGAAAAAGGCTAACCCAGTTCCACCAGTTGATAAAGATGGTAAGAAGGTTCCATTTGATAATCCAATTTCAAATAAGGAACAATGGTTGGTTAATGCCTTATGGGTAGATAATCCAGCTAATCCAGAATTGAATGGAACTATCCAAATCCTTCGCATGGGATATCAGATTAAATCTTTGGTAGATGATGCGATGACAGGTGATCGTGCTGAAGAGTTTGGTCCAGCAATCTTTGATCTATCAAAGGATGGAGCGGATCTAAAAATCAAGGCTGAGAAACAAGGTGAGTTTACAACCTTTAAGAGTTCATTCTTCACAACCAAGTCAAAGCTTGATCTCGATGACGATGAAATTGAAAAGGTTTATGAACAAGTTCACGATCTAAAGTCAATCTATACTGTGAAGACTAAGGAAGAACTTGAAAAACTTCTTGAGGATCATTTCTTCTGCGAATCCACAGAAAAGAAATCCGAAGTCAAGAAACAATTATCTGAACGTAAATCTGCACCAGTAGATGAAGATCTAGATGATGAAATTCCTATGGATTTTACCCCAAAGGAAGAACCGAAAAAAGGTAAGGGTAAAAAAGCTGAACCAGCACCAGCAGAAGACGATGTAGATGAGCTACTTGCTGGACTTGATCTAGAAGATTAATATGAATGACCCATACGAAGCACTAAACCCAGAAGATATTGGTCTTCTGGTAGGTCTAGCTGGACCTCTATATGCCGAATCTAAAGAGATTGACAGAATGACGGGGACCAGACCACAAGACAGCATTGGGGCTATTGTATCGGGGACGGATCAACTGAAGCGGGGGTTTGAGAACATTGTACAAAATGCAGTGAGGACTCCAACCCCACCTCCTTTTCAACCTCCTCCTCAATATATACAACCTCCCCAAGTAACTAATATACCTTTACCTACTAATTATTATGAACCATCTACAACCGGAGGTCAAATTCCGGGACCTAGTGGATCAATGTTTCCTAAACAAGAAGATCCACAACTAGAATTTGATTTTAGTTTAACGGAGCAGAAGAAGACGAATGAATTGTTGGAAAAGAATAATAAGTTGTTGCAAAAGTTAATCTCTTTGCTAGAATCAAAGAACAAAAATGAACAACCAGTCAAACTTGAACCTAAAGTCAAAGGAATTCAAAATATTCCTACGCAGTCTTGGAAAGATTAGTGATACATCGATTCTAGAAGTTAAGTCTGACGAAATATACTCCATCGCCGCTTCTGACGATAGGAGTATGTTTCTTTGGTCCTCTATGGAAGGAGACTTTGATGTTGAAACGACTCTGAATTTACCATCCTTATCAAAGTTATCTAAACTTTTAGATATGGTTGGATCTACTGACATTCAATTTAAATTGAATAGAAATAATCTGGAATATAAATCTAAACTAGTAAAATTTAATTATCATTTGTATGATGAGGGTATCCTAGCTAAAGCGAAAATAACCTTAGCTAAGATTAAATCTCTTACATTCGATTACGAATTCGAAATATCTAAACAGTTTCTTAAAACACTACTATCTAATAGTAGCATATTCAAGGATACCAATAAACTATACATTTATACAGAGGATGATCATCTCACTTGGTCCCTAGCTGATAGAACCATGAAGAATACCGATACACTAACAGTTGTTGGCGAAGAGGTTGATTTTGAGATGGATGAATTCATTCTCAATTTAGATAATGTCAGACTTATTGATTTTGGAGACGGTGACGTAGCCAAATTTGAAGTATCCAAGAATGGTATCGGGAAGATTAGTGTGGAATCTGGAAACATACAATTGAATTATATTGTATCAAGTTTGACCCGATAGGTTAAATACATTAATGGAAACTTATCCGAAGGAAGCAGGAATTTATAAACTAACATGTAAAAACAATGGTAAGATTTATATAGGTAAATCTATAAACTTACATAAAAGACTTAATCAACATAGGTATCGAGAGAATAATACCAAGGGAAGATGGTATTTAGAAAATGCTATCATAAAACATGGTTGGAATTCTTTTGATGTTGAAATATTGGAAATTTTTGAGAATTTTGACAAATCAAAAAATAATATAGAACTTTTGGAATTGGAGACTTTTTATATAAAAAAATACAACTCCGCCAACAAAGATATAGGTTATAATATCCAAAAACATTCGGGTGATGGTGCGGGGGTTCCTAAAAAACCATTTTCTGAAGAACATAGAGCTAAATTGAGGATAGCGAGAGCTAAACAAATTCGGGGACCACTCTCAAAAGAACGTATAGATAAGATGAGAGTCCCTCGACCCAAGCACATACAGGATATGTTGAGAACACTTAGAGTCGGAAAGACCATATCAGAGGAACATAAACAAAAAATTAGCCAGTGTGGGTTAGGTAGAAAAAATTCACCAGAAACTATAGAAAAAATGAGAAACGCTAAATTAGGAAAGAAGCACACGGAAGAAGCAAAGATGAAAATGAGTGAAGCGAAAAAAGGAAAGTCTAATAATCTCAAAGGTCGCAAACATTCAGAAGAAACAAAGATGAAAATGAGTGAATCCAGAAGAGGAAAACCTAGCCCTAGACTTGGTGTAATTCTTTCAGAAGAAACCAAAGAAAAGATAAGACAATCCAAATTAAAAGGATCGAATAAATAATGAGAGAAGACCCTACAAATTACGTTGAACGCATTTTTAAAGATGCCAAAGAAAAAGGAAAACCATCAATATTAACAGTTCATTTGGATACATTACCGATACCGGAATTTTGGATCGAACATTTTTCAGATATAGAAAATAATTATGTGTGGAAGTTGGACAGTCAAAATATATCGGGTGGGGATATGCATGTGGGTGTTTGGTGTAATGAAAAATTGCCTTTTGTTTGGATGATAGCAGTTTCTCCAGAAGTTATGGAATATATTAAATTAGAAATATATAAGTATGACAAATAAAAATAAAATTACTACAGGAAGTTACTTTATTAAAAGATTGAGAGATTCTGGATTCGTTACCATCAGACTCTTTAAAGATTATGGGATTCTAGATCCAAGAAGATGGACTGTTATGGTCGATCCGGGTGGGGTATCATTGATCATTACTTGTTACGAAAATAAAGATGATAAGGGAGAAGTAGCCTTTGAGTTTAATGATGGTGGAAATAAATTCATCAAGAACTTCAATCTCAAAACTAAGTCTATGGAGGTTATTATAACTAATTTGATCGAGAGAGGAATCCCGCAAAAGGCAGAGGGTTGTTCTTTTGAGAAAAAGAGTTAAATAATTGAATGAAGGATGAAGAAATTCCCGAAGAGTTCACAGATGAAGAAATAACTAATATTCTTCGAGAAGCACTCACAACTAGATTGAAGGAAAAAAGAAAAGTTCCAAGTAAAGTCCAGATAAACAAAGCTATGATATCCACTCTAGGAGAGTTTTTAACATGTTTTAAATTGATGGGTTATGATCTAGATGGAAATCCGATCAATATGACTATCTATAAGGAAAAAATGGAAAAAGCTGCACTCGATGATTTATTCATGCAGAGTGTTAGTAAGTTTATGAACGAACGAATGGAATGATTCAATTTTTTAAAAAGGATTTAGAGTTTGGTAAAACTTATGGCGTCTTAGATGGTCAATACAAAGGCCATACTATAATTTTTGTTAAAAAACATGGAGACACATATGGTTTCTGTGATATTTTTGATGGAAAAATGGACATTCGATGGATTTCTAAAAAGGATTTTGACTTTGGAGTTAAGAATGGTATACTCGATTTAGTAGACCCACAACCATCAAAAGCGGAAAAAGATGAGATTAAAAAAATTACCAACGCTCGATTCAAAAAAGAAAGCAAGCTTTGATTTTAATCTCCCTGTTGACTATGTTGTATCTAAATTTTATGAACTGGGTTACAAAGTAGTCTATAATAAGGCGTCTGGAAAATACAACTCATGTTGTCCTATATGTCGAGAAGGAACCTCTTGGGGAAGAAAGAAAAGATGTTGGTATGATCCAGACGGGGGCAATATATCATGTTTCAATTGTGGAAGTAATCTATCCACATACAACTGGATCAGAGAAGTATCTGGTATAACACATAAAGAACTATGTGATGAATTAGATAAAGGAGATTTTGGATATAGTGATACATTCTTTGAAGATGATATTCCTAAATTAAAAGTTGAGACTCTTCCAGTAGATTCTATCAATCTTTTTGATCCGAATCAGGTTAATTTTTACAAAACCAATAGCAGAGTGCAGTTTGCTCTGGACTATATCAAAGAGAGGCGACTAGACACCGCTATAAACCGTCCAGATGCCCTCTATATCAGCTTGAAAGACAAGTTTCAGCCTGAGCGTCTAGTGATACCATTCAAGGACGAGAAAGGGGATATCGTCTTCTACCAGACACGCAAACTATTTGATTGGGATGATAACCCATCCTACCTTTCTAAGCTTAATGCAGATAAAACATTATACGGTATAGATAAGGTTGATCCTAATCTGGATACAGTTTTTCTATTTGAGGGTCCAATTGATTCTTTCTTCGTTAAGAATGGTCTTGGTGTAGCTGGGATCAATAAGGGTAAGGGATTCACTCTAACAAAGACTCAGAAGGATCAGATGGAATCTCTGAAATTGTTTGATAAGATATGGGTTTTGGACTCGCAGTGGATAGATGAGACATCCAGAGAGAAAACATTATCATTATTACAGGCTGGGGAATGTGTATTCATTTGGCCTGAGATTTGGGGAAAGAAATACAAAGACTTAAATGAGGTTTGTGTCGCGTGTGGGTTGGATCAAGTGTCTCCAGCTTGGATAAAAAAGAATTCAGAGTGTGGAAAGTCGGCTATTATGAAAATAAAAATTCTTCTCTCGAAGGGTTGACTTTACCGAGAGGTGTGTTACTATAATTTCGATATGAAAACAGATAGAAATACACCGATGTTCACCCTAGAACATCTTAAACAAAGATTTGTGTTAGATACAACAGTAAAGGGTGGTCTTCGTTTACAGACTAAGCCTTACAATTCAGGTAGATATACTCTACCAAGAAAGGTTCTCTTCGATAGTGGCATGTGTAATAATACATGCGGTAAAGTTGTCATCGACAATAAAACATACGATATCAGAGCATTGATCAAATGTTTGCGAGACGGACATCCATATTACTCAACAAAGTTATCCACCATAACTCCTGATTTGAAAGATATTACCGATAATGGTAAATTGGTATTTGATCCAAATCAGATTGAATGTGTAATGAACGTTGGTAGAGTTGCTTGGGGAGATATAAAGCAAACAGAGGCTCAATTACCACTAGACTTCTCTGATAAAGACCACAACTTAGTTGATACTAGATATACTTCTAATGATCTGGGTTTATCCAGACAAGAAGTAGCAGATATTGCTTCCAATCCATACAAATATCTAGTTAAGATAACTGGAAGTGACGGATTTGTTTACGAGGCTACGCTATCGGCAACAGATCAAAGAAAAATGATGTATAAACTCACCAATGGCTTGAGTGCAGTCTTATAAGAATTAATTTAATCGGGTTTGATATTTTGAGATATCAACAGAAATAATTCATACCCATTTGCATTAAACTTAATCCGAATGCTAGAGGGATAGCTACGTATTTGTAACGTGAATTGGCGGTCTGACTCATAAACCCTAAGAAGTTTTGATGTAAGGAAGCTAAGTCAGCAGCAACACGAGAAATCTTGGTTTGTTGAGACTGCTTCATCTTATCCATGACTGTATCGGGTTCAGCAGCAGCTAGACGAGATTGAATTGAATTTGGGTCTTCGCTATTGATTCTTTTCAAGAAGGATTCGATATCATCGATCCAACTTTGTAGTTCATCAATCATTTGTTGATTCTTCTGAGACATGGCATCAGCAGCTTGTTTAGAAACTTGGTCAACTACCTGATTGGTATCAGGTGTCATATCAACCTCAAAGTCCTCTGGATTAGTTCCATCATCTAGAACTCCTTCCATAGCTTTGCGTTCAAGTTCCCTTGCATCTTCTCTAAGAACTTGGAAGAAACGTTTTGCGAATAGATTACTATTACTCATAGGTATATTTAGTATTTTGAGAGATTAATATTGGTCATCATCGTAATATTGTGGAGATTTCCCACCTAATTCGCTATCCACAATATAACGAACCTCTTCTAAGTTTTTGGGATCTGTTACTATCATCATTATGGATTTGATGTCTTCTCTTCGCATGGTTCGTTCCAAAGTATTTAAAATAGCATTAACTGCGTCATCTACCGCATAATCCTCTGGCCCATCTGACGCTCCATCGAATCCTTCTATATATAACTTAGCAATAGCATCCTGATCTTTTTTTTTAAGACTCATATCTATATTTAGTCATTTATATTAAATAATTCTATGGCAGCTAAAGGAGAGTCCCCTTATTCAACAAAATTTGCAAGTCCCGACATCGACCACGACCTCGATCCATCGGCGCAAATGAAAAAATACAAGAAAGAGGAAAGAGAAACACACAATGGACCTAATGCATTACCCTATGAGATGCAAAATCTCCCAACATATTATGGAGAAATGGTCGATAATGGGATGCAAGCTGCAAAAACCATTGAAGATATCCTAAAAACCAAGGATGTTAAGAACAAAAAAGAGCTTCTGAAGCTTAAAAAGAACACAGAGAAGATGGTTTTGTATCTTATGCAGAATGTTGATTACATTTTAGAGAAATACACCATTGGTGCGAAGCATGTGATGGATGATATTGAGGACGAAAGAATGGAAGAAGAGCTTTATTAAGCTTGACTTCATCAAAAACTCTGCTAGAATTCAGTTTATGACAGCAATTTGGAAGAAAAGATCAATAATTCTCGGTGTTTGGGTGTGGTTAATCATTTTATTGACAATATCGGGATATTTTCTAATAGCCCCATGGTTTTTAGTTGCCTTTCCTATTCTAATGAGTATCCCAGCAGGAATATTCACGTTTTTGATCCTAAAAGAGCCTAATCCAGAGGAAGATGAAGAAACACAGAAGCTTTTAACGAGTATTTTTGATCTGGAGTCTGTAAATGAGGAGCAAAGTAAGGTAATCAAAGATTATGAGGAGATTTTTGATGCTCAATTAGTAGAATTACCTTGTGTATGTGGTGGAAACACCTTTAAGGGGTTATTTTCTCCTAATACTGATAATGAAGTCCAGTGTGAGAAGTGTAAGAACAATTATCGAGTGACAATTAACTATGATACTGTGCTTTTGTCTGAGCCCATGGATCAAAGTGTCTGATAAAACACTAGAATATAGTTATATCGTATGAAAAAATATACAAAAGTTTCCAAAATGGAAATTATCAAGGAATATAATAGATTAGATCTCACTCTATGCGATATTTGCGGTGATTCCACAGAGGATGGTTGGAAAGAGAACTGTTACGATGCACATGAATCAGAAATTTGGATGAAAACTGGATCAAATTATCCAGAAGGAGGATCTGGAGAAACTATAACATTCGATATTTGTCCAAAATGTTTCACCGATAAACTAATTCCTTGGGTTAAGTCATTTGGTGGTGAACCGACAGTCAAAGAGTGGGATTGGTGATAAAACACTAAGATAAACTAATACAAATTATGACAGTGTGTATAGAACGTGGTGATGGGTCTATTGAGGAAATGAGTTCTACAGAATTTACGAGATGGGCATGTTTAGTGGAAGCTTTTGAATTTATTAAGGAAAAGGCTGAACAATTGGGTGTTGATAATATGGAATTATTAATAAAACCAGCAGCAATTGAGAAATATATGGAGGAAAGAGCGGTTTCAATGCTCCATGATGTGGAATATGAGATAAAAAATGGATTATTGTGATCAAATTATATCTTTGAAATGTTCATTCAATTCCTTGGTATCTAATCCAAGCTCAGTGAACCCAATTAAGTAGTTTTTGTATCTTTCTTTGAGATCGTTAGGGTAAGTCACACCATTTGGTCGATCAAAACGATGAGTCCAACGTAAAAATGGTAGACATAAGGTTTTTTTACCTTTTTGTCTGAATTTTTCGTGAATATATCCTTCTTCTCCACCAAATCCTCGAAATTCTTTGTTGAATCCAACCCAAGAATCCTTTCTACAGGTGAATAATCCACAACCTTGGGACGGTATTTCAAAAGGTTCACCATTTTTATCCTTTCCACGATTATCTGTTTGCCATTGGCCCCACATATAGTTGGACCAAACATTATCGAAGTGAGTGGATATGGATATTAGATCGTCATACACTAAAGGACCCTGTAAAAGATTACCGAAATCTTTACCAAAGTCATAAAAATCTATAAGTTTCTTTATAGATCCGGGTTCTAGAAGAACATGACTATCGATACACATTACATAGGGTGTATCAGCTAGTTCGAATACTTTATTTTTGATGGTTGTAGATTTATATTTGGTGAATGGAAGATACTGAACAGGTTCTTTAACCCATTCGATAAATTTTCTTACGCAAGCACCATGAGGTCCCGAAGGATTGTTGTCGATAATAACAAATTCAATATCATCCATAACTTCTGGATGACATAATCTAATATTTTGTATTGTGAAATACACCCCATCGTAATCATCGTGGGTAGCCATACCAATGGTTAATTTTCTCATTGAGAATAATTATCAAAATCCTAATTTATTGCAACCATCGACACAATTTTTTCGAGTCACATCTAGAGTTGTTGAGGAAGATGTAAATGTTGTCGAAGGTGTTGTCGATGTTGTAGTGGTCGGTCTTACAGTTGTTAAGATAATATTTGTAAGAGGATTGATAGGTTTTGGTGTTGTTATAGTGATAACAATAGGGTTAACCGTCCTAGTAGTTAACTCAGGTATGGGTGGCGGATCTGGTATTCCATCGGGGGGTGGTAAACAAGGCACACAAGGACCTTCTGTGGTCGTCGTAGTAGTTGTAGACGTAGTTGTGCTACTCGTAGTTGATGATGGGCTAGGAGTGGTTGTGCTAGTTGTATAAGGAGGATCAGGTGGTAGCGTAGTGCTACCATTAGGATCGGGTGTTGTGCTACCACCCGGATCAGGGGTTGTTGTGGGGGTTGTCGTAGACGTAGTTGTACTAGTCGATGATGGACTAGGAGTAGTCGTTGAAGTCTCCGTAGTAGTTGTTGAAGTTTCTTCAGGCATTTGATCAGATAGGTATAGCTGTTATTCCAGATATAGTGGTATAATCAGTCTTATTTGATTTGATGATTGGTGTGTAGTCTAATATTTCATGAGACGCTTCCTCTAAACTACCTTGAGTGTGGAAATTCTTCAATTTTAGAGTTGATGGGGTCTGTGATCCAGAAAGTGGTGAACAAAAAGAGAAACTTGGATAAAGAGCATCATGATCGTAAGGATCGAAGAACGATAAATTTATACTTTTTAGAGTTTTATAATCAGATGATAACGATTTATAATCGACTGATAACTTTCTACCACCATTAGCCCATCTTATACGAATTGTTTGGGGTAGTTGCGTGGTTAATTGAAAATTAGAATCTAAAGACGATAAAGATTCATTCACCAACACTTTAGAACTAGAATCTCTGATGATTAAGCTATTAGGTTTAACACTTTGTATACCAACACCGGGATTGGTTTCATTTGAAAGCGCAAAATATCCAGTTGAATCAAGAGCTATCCCAATGACACCACTCATATCATATCCTGTTAGAGCTTCATTCTCAGCAAAAAGCTCATCACCTAATTCAGATAATAGTATATTACTATTTTCGTCTCTTAGATAATTATAAGAACCTTGAAAACCAAGGTAATGTCCGGGAATACCAGCAGATAAATTGGGATTATTCGTTAAGAATGTGCAGATTGCATGATTAGATCCAGATAAAGTAAAGGTAAAACTCCAAGTTATGTCCCAATGTGGATTATAGGGATTTTTTCTATCTATAAACCCAAAATATTTCGCATTTATAGGAATATTTACATCGGCTGGATACATATTAATAATTAATCAAGAGAGTGAAGATTGCATCACTTGGAACACTCCCACCACTTAATATCTTGACATCACAAGAAGACAAATTGATACTAATAGTTCTAATTTGATAATCCCAGTAACTATTTCCAAATAATTGGACTGTTGGAATCATAAAGGACGTAGGTTTATTCAAATAAAAAAACCTATAATGACCAGCACTTAGTCTAGATACACTAGTAATGTTCTTAGAATATTCAGCGGATAGAGCTATGCCATTATACTTAGCATATATCTGATTAGATTCGATGTATATATTGGTAGATAATGGATTCACCGCTGTTCCTGTAGCAGGAACTCCATTAGCAACCATCGTAAGACCACTACTAACCGTTAATGTGTTGGTAGATACATCATTGATAGCAACATTACCGAATTTGATCCTACCATCTTCGACATATAGAGGAGATTCGACTAAATCTGATGACACATAACCAGCAGATAGAGGATTTAGGGTTATTTTTCCACCACTAAGTCCTAAAGGAGAATTTAAAAGATTTGTTGATACGGAACCAGCAGATAGAGGATTTAATGTTAATTTATTGTCTGTGGATATTAGGATGTAATTATCTCCAGATGTATATACACCACCGATAAGTTCCCAATCAGATAAATTACTACCATTGTTGATTTTTAGTCTATATAATTTGTTTTTATCACTATCGAAAGCAAAATCCCCAACTTCACATGGAGATAATGTGGTTATATCAGTTGATATACCCTTAAACAGATTACCAACAACCTGACCACCACTCAAAGAGCCATTACCGATGAAAAGACGTTCAGTATCGGTAGTATATCCCAATTCACCAGACTTTAAGACTATTTTCTTTCTATCGGAGTTTAATCCTTGTCTGATTATCAATTGTAATAGTGTATTTTGAAAAATTTCCATATATTAGTATCTAAAAATTGGGATTGCGAATCGTCCTACAGTTGAACCGTTTCTCGTTGTTGTATTTCCTTCAAAAGTTATAAATCCAGCAGATGAAAGATTGATAATGGTAGTTCCATCGGAAGATAAAGCAGTAAACTTAGTTATTTGTAGTCCAGATAGACCCATTGAATCACCATTGAATATAGCTGATAGACTATTTGAATTGTTATAAGAACTTAAAGCAGCATTCCCGGTCAAAACATCCAAAATGGATGATTTATTGTTTGTAACCCTACCATATGGATCTACAGTGATTTGTGGCCAATTATTTGTTCCCGATAAAGCGTTTCTTGGGATAGAAATTACTCCATTATTAGTAGCTGTTAATGATACATTATCTACATTTGTCAAAACGGTAGATAATGATGTGGTCACTGAGTCATATACCAATCCACTACCAAACATAGCCGTATTGAGAGCTACACCTCCACTGAAATTTCTAGTTAGAGTGTTATTACTGACACCTGTTATGTTGGATGAGAGGGTTCCGCTGTTTAGAACCAATCCAGAACCAATAAGGGACGATTTCAGAGATACACCACCAGTTAAACTCTTAGTTAGAGTTACTTCATCAACACTAACTAAAGTTGTTTTTATTACATTTCCACCGAAATCATAAATTAATCCATCACCGAACCAAGATGAACTTAAATCTGTGAAGTATACTTGGTTGCTTGGTGTAGCAGACAAACTGAGAACATTACCATTAAAATAGAAGTAATTTGGATCAACATTTAGACCAATTTTATCGTATCCACCACCACTAATACCTTTATAAAATGTGTTTGGGTGTATTTGTAGAGCACTAAGACCTTGAATCTTTGGAATTAAGGAATTTCCTGATAAAGTGAAGAAGGTTGGACTATAATCCAATTGTAAAAGATTACTTTCAACTTTTAATCCATTGGTTATAGTCGATGGAGTTAAGAAATTAACAGGAATCGAACTTTGTTTTAGAGTTAAGGTGTTATTATTTCCATAATCGAAATATGAGGAGTTGACCTTAGTATTAACCAAGGACCAATTCGAGATATTGTTATACCCGTAAGCTGTTAGTTGGTAAAATGTATTATTACAATACACTAAATCTCCCGGTTCAGCAATTACATTAGACAGAGATGTGAAATTTGTAATTGATGAATGAATTTTGTTACCGACCACAACACCACCACTTAGAACACCTGTTCCTAAGAAAACTCTCTTAGTATCTACGGTAGATACAATTTCCCCTTGATCAAAGATTATGTTTTTTCTTTGATTATCTGTTCCCCTGCGGGTTTTTATTTTTGAAATGTCGATATCTGGCATATTATACGTGTTGTGCTATGATTGTTAAAACCCAACTGGTTGCGTTTAGGGTAGATGAACCATCTCCTCTATTTCTCAAGTAAATAACGTTTCTCTCGACACCACCAGATGTTTCTTTAGAAACTGGACAATAAAACATACCACCCAATCCTCGTTGATCACTTGAATTTGTCGGAATATCATATAAAACAGGATACATATAAGGATTAGTTCCATTTAATAAATTAGGACTTGGTGTAGCTTGAATGAATGTTTGTTTCCCACCGTGATCAACAACACCAGAAGATCTCAAGAATCCTGTAATCGCTTTAGTTGAATTTATAACAGATGCGGTCGGTAAATCTGGATTTGTTGATCCCAATCCATCATTTGTTAGGTCAATTCTAACCCAAGAACTTACAGCAGAAAGACTAGCAGGTATGATAATAGCTGTCGATGTCACACTAACATGTGGCGCATGATGAGCGATGATGTTTTTACTAGCCTTAAAATCATCAATCTCTACAACATCCGTTACTTGACCTTTACTATTAACAGTTATCGATGTAATTGGATTACTATAAGTCTTAGCTGGAGACGGTGATAGTGTTTCTAATAAAGAAGAAGGAATTTGTCCCAAGTATCCCCATTGTGTAGCTGTTTGTTGATATACAATATGACCGATTGTTCCATTTAATGTTGGATAATTTACACTTCCGACAGTTAAAGTATCTGCTGTAACCTTACCAGCAACCTTAATACCTGAAGTATCTCTTCCAATAGATAGAGAGCTTTTATTACCGCTACCATCATACAAATCGATCAATCCACTGACAGGTAATACATTACCATTAGCGTGTATCAGGGAATCGAATGTATCAGAAATTAAAGTGTCATTAAGAGAACTCATTTTATTTATTTAACGACTCAAATTATATTTCAAGAATTAGGAAGTAATTTTTTCTGAATATCTATGATTGATGATAAAATTCTTCTCAATGTCAAAACATTAATCGTTTCGTTTCCATTAATATATAGGTTCTCTGTCGCTATAGTCAACTCTTTAAGCTTATTGTATATCACTTTTGACTGCTCAAATTTAAAAGTATGTGAAGTTTTGTTGTATATATTCAAAATATCCTTCACGATATTGGTTATCATCGAATTAAAATATAATCCGAAGGAGGATTGAGAACATTGAGTCTCGATGAACTTCTTTTCTAAGTTTAAGGGTGCTGCTGCGATATATCTGTCATTCACAGGTTGTTTAATCGAATATATTCTACCATTATTATGCAACAACATATACATATAATTATTCTTAATCATATGTGAGTTGAGTTGATTATTATAAGAATTAGAATCACTATTATTAGAATTCCACTTCACATCAACATAGTTGTATGCTTGTTTAGTGCTACCCCAACGATATTCGAAATTATGGTATAACAAATTCTCAGTTTCTAGTCTTCCGTTTGGATATTCTGGGAATGTAAGTGACCTAGTTTGGTATTCTTTTTTGTTGTGAATATGAAATATATTAGAATCTATTCTAGAAAATTCTATTTTACTATTAACATCACTCAACTCATATATTTTTTTGTTGAAGAATGTATTTTGAATGTTATTTGGATCAAAGAAGCAAACATAGAATCCAGTATTCAACTTATAGAGTATGATAATATTATCATCGATATCTCTAATAGATATATCTAAGATATTTTTTATACCGAATTGTTTCAAATCGAAATCATAATACTTTTGATTTGAGTATTTGTTGTAGAATCCAATGTATGAACCACTTAAAGCTGATCTTATGTTTTTTCCAAATTTTATACTTTCAACATTAGTTGTATTTGTCTCTAGTCTATCTAAAATAATCAAATTATTACAATTCAAGAATGCTGTTGAATCGTAGATTTCTATACCGTTATTTTTAACCAAAAATATTTTGTTGTTTTCTTGGTCATTGTATATATCGATAATTTCTTCGGTTTGTTTTTCTGAAGATATCAATTTTAGAGGATTTGTATTGGAGAAATTGCCCTCTAGAATATATGTGTCGTATCCATTGGAACAAAAGTATTTAAAACCGTCATATTCATCTAACACAAAAGAACCGATTTTAACATTAGCTAAAAATTCCCAGTTTTTATTGTCACTAAATGGTTGAATGTAAGCGTAATTGTTTTTAGCTGGTAATCCAGATTCTATAGGTTCAAATTTTGTAGAATTTATGAAAGTGAAGTTGAAATTGTTCCACTTTTCATCCGTAGTATTCCATTTATATCGAGTCTCTTGCTCAAATGTTGATAAACCATAGAAATGGTTATTGTTATCTAAAAAGTTATAAACAGTTGGATTTTGAATAATTAAATTTCTGTAACATTTGATATTATTGCTATTGATTTTATCAATTAAGTTATTCAGACCTTGGAGATTTAATAATTCAAATGCGTCTATTTGAGCATCATTAGATATATCAGAGAAATTACCAAAACATGTATCGAAATGATACTGTCTTAGAAAGATATCAGCAATTAGAGTATCTTGTCTGGTTAGTTTTGTCTGAGATTCTAAATGTGTTCTTCCTACATAAGCTTCCCCATTCAAAATATGGAAAAATCCATAATATGGAAGTCCATTTAAAGTAAATGCTTCACCATTGGTATGCTTAAAGTAAGCAACCTCGTTGAACTTGTATGTTGTTGGTATGGGAACCTCATCCTCTTCGGGGATTATAGGGGGATCTACAGGATCAGTTGGTTCTTCCGGTGGATTGGGTTCGGTAGGTTCAGTAGGCTCTTCAGGAACATCTGTGATTATGTCTGAAACGTCAATGAAGAATACGTTACTCGTGGCTACAGCAACATCACGATCATATTTGTTTATATATACCCTATAAGTTCCGAGTTCTTTGAATAACTCCCTTGGTGTATTTAAACCAAATGCTTCTAATGCTAAAAATTCACCTTTACCTGCATTGTAAAAATTCTCTTGCATTTTTCCGGTCCATTGAACCAAATCATTTGAGTCTAACTCCATCACAGCGTTATGTTCAAATGATTTTACTTTAGCGAAGTTGGAAAAGGTGTCTTCGGAGATTGTTATCTCGTTATATACGTTAACCCAATTAGTTGAATCCTTTTTATAATCAACAAATATCTTATATGATATCGTATCAGGCCAATTATAAACAATCTTCGGATTAGTTCCACGAACACTGTAATAATTGTAAGGTATTTCAGATATTGTATGAAAAAATGTATCAGCACCACCAACAAAATAACCACCAGTTACATCATTGCTTCTCTTATATCTCCAAGGACCGAATGACAACCCAATTGTTGGTGAAGTCTTTAGCACGAGATCTATAGAAACTGGAAGATTGGATGTTGTTTCAGTGGTTGCCCCAATATATTTCGCAGCATAATAACGAATATATTGACCACATGCCCCTGTGGTAACTTGAATATTTGCAATTACTGTAAGGTTTTGGGATTTATTTGTTGTATAAGTTACAGAATAATCGTTTTTACCCTTGATATAAGGTATAGAAAATTGTTTCAATAACAAACCATCAACATCTAAAACAGAAATACTTATGATTGCAGAAAAACTGCCAGTGATTCCTAGATTACTTTGTTGGGTGAGAAGAGCATCAGAAGCACAATATGTATTGGTGTAATATTTTTCAAAATCTAAAAGAGCGGTTTCCTTTAGATTAATTGATACGACTCCACCTGATTGGGATAAAGACAATCCCGGCCATTGATATTCATCATCCATATATTTTATTTATAATCCTCGAATGTTATGTTGTTTATTTGTGTATTTATAGGGAGGATTCTCGATAAATCGTTCTCTAATGATTCCTTAATCTTAGTCTTACTTTGTTCATCCACACCAGTATTGTTGATCTTGATATTTACGAAATTCGATTTGAATTGTGATGAACACGCTAAGTTGATGGACTGTATATTATCGATACCATTCCTCATACCAGATGGTAAAGATATCGTTATCTCATCTATATCACTTTGAGTATTCAGTATGTGTGTAGTAAAGGCTAATTCAGGATCTATATAATATGGATTTATTATCAAATCTTTGAATAATTCACTATTGTAGTAAACATCCAATATATCTCTCTTGGTTTTACCATCATAATAGAATATATCACCATGGAGTAATTGTTTAGTGAAATATTCATATGGAGATAATCTGATCTCTAAAACAATTTCGTTATTTAGAAAAACATAACCATAACCTAGTTTACTATCCAAACTAAAACTAAAAATATTAATATCATCGGTTTTTATTTGTTTTTGAACATTGAACGTATTCAGGATTTCAGTAGATGGATTGTATATTTTATAAGTAAAATTGAATAAATTATTACTTTTTGATATGCTCATACCGCAATCTATAGAATTTCTATCACTAGAAATATTCCAATCTTCTCCAGATGCAAGAAAACCGAAACTTATACTAAAAGACCCAGCTTCGTTAATAGATCTATAATAATTACTAGGATAAGTTTTAGAATAACTGTTACAGTAATTAAATTGTGAAGATAATTTAGGGAAATCTGTTTTTTGTATTCTATCGTATCTGTATGTCTCATTGGCTATGAAAACTAAATCACTTTTTTTATCAAAGAATTTCAGATTATCTACAGAATCTCTATAAGATTGATTATTCAATACCAATTGTTCAATATAATCATTATATGTATCATTGAACATGGGTTTACTCATTAATGCTTCTTGTTTTTCGATTCTATCTGGATAATAGTATCTATCTACCCAAACCTTAGTTTCACTCATCGGAGATCCTGACAACCATGTGCATAGAAGATGTTGGTTATTATCTTTATTGTTTGAATTTTTTGATATATGATAAACTTTATCAGCATATTCAGGAGTTAAGTAAGAAAATGAACCATTTTCCACAAATTTGGTGTCATTTATATTCAAAGATTTAAATGGATACAAACTCTCGGATGTCGTAATGTAATTAGATCCGGGTTTTATGGAATATGTTTGATTATAGAAGACATAATTTAATGAAATATCATCGCTATATTCCTCATCGACATCGTTGGATATAGTAGTATATTCTCGTAGTCTATCCGAATATGATAGTGCGTAACCAGATAGTAAATTATTATTGTTGGTGAATACATCATCCAGTGATAATTGATTTTTTAGGACCAAAACATCTAGATTGTCATCTAAAAGAGGTTTATGCAATATAAAATTATTAGATGAATCGAAAAAACTAACTCCTTTATCTACAGTGTTATCTAAGTTGTATTTTACAAACGATGTATCCAGATTCAAATTTGGATTTATATACAAATTTTTACTTAGAGCAAAAGGAGACGAAATATAGGTTGCGATATTATCATCTATAACTTTCTTTAAAGATATTTGGTTGTCTTTTTTGAATAAAATATAATTAGAGTCAAAATTAGTTTTGAATAATAGAATATTATTAGTTTTTTCAGAAAAAAGATAAAAAAAGTCCTGTGGATTGATTTTGTTCTCATCAAATATTAATTTATTCTTTTTAACGAACAAAAGATTATTGTTTTCGTCGCTACATAAGTAATAAGGATCGTTATTTTTGAAGAAAATAATGTGACACATATTATCCTCCAGAACAATAAAAGAGAATTGTGTATTTTCGTTTTCTGTAGAAGAAATAGTCAGTGCGCCATAATTAAAATGTTCAAAATATTTACCTGTTTTTGAAAATGGAGATGGATCAACATCGGAATATTGTAAATAATCAGATCCACACATAATTGGTCCAAATACTGTTGATGTTTTTAAGCCAACATCATCTATATTAGTGAAGTCTGATAGTTTTTTTAAGTTGGTTAATAAAAAATTTGAGTAATTTTTCACTTTCGAACCTCTAAATGATGATAAAGCCTGATTAAAGGTTAAGTTATACCCACCCGGATAACTTCGACTAAAATTCTTAAAACTCAAACCCTTTAAATTACTACTGAGGGTTTTTGATTTGAGACTAGACAGTGAGTTGATTAACATTAAGAATATTTAATACTACTGCATAGTAACAAGATAATTATTTTTTTTCTCGACAATAGAATACTCTATTTTTTGTGGATAAGTGGGTATTACATTCACAGAATGTAGATCCATATCGTAAATTGATTCAAAATAGTCGTGTGTTCTGATTTTTATAGGAATTATAAACCAATTATAATCACCATTTGAATAACTTACGAGAATTTGAGCAGATAGTGATTTGTATAAGAAATTATCAGATGGGTAATACTCATGACTATATGTTTTATTCAAAACAGGGTTGTAAGTGAGAGCATTTACATCATTTTTATCAACCACATAAACATCATTTTCATAAACCTCCGAATTAAGATCACCCCAATCAATTTTCAAATACAATGGAAGCACACCACCGTATACATTAGACAAATTGAAAGATAATTCACTATGATCATCTAAAATTACCTCAGATAAGATACTATTATACGATGTTGTGGATGAATCCAACGAAATTGTTTGTTTGTTCATATTATTAAAGTATTATCTTCGAATGTTGGAGTGTAACCAGAGAGATAAATAGAAACAGTCGATAACGATGACATGTCATTGGTGTATCTTAGAATATTACTATTATACATCTCAGTGCTGAGAATGTTGACATTTGATAATATATCAAATTTATAAGTAAAGATATCAGACATGTAGTTTTGATCCTTTAGTATAAATGATAATGCGAATGTATCAGATGACGATGAATATGTAAGTCTAGGTTTTTTTAGTTCAAAGTAATTATAATTGTTTGTAGGTATTCTGAATGTATCAGTTGATGTCAACGACAATGTATTAGTTGGATACAATTTAGTATTTTTGAAATTCGCTGTGTCGAATTCGTAAATTTCTGGATATATATACATAGATTCATCGTCCAATGTTATATTTTTTGTTCTTATGTAAAAAACTTTATTCTTTATTCTGAATCTGTTTGATATTCTTTCGAAATTATTTAAATTCTTTGATATAATCAATGAAGGAACTCTAGGTTCTTTGAATATGTTACCGGATGGTTCAATTTTATCCACTATTAGGTAAGATGTTGTTTCGATAAACAACACATCCAAGATTATTTCGAAGGATATAACACTATCCACAATCTCTTGAAATACATCAGGACTATATTTGGTCGATAAGTATCCGAGTGCTACAGTTAAAGGTAAAACCTCACGGGTTTTAGAATTTTTTATGTATATTCTCCCACAATCAGGTTCATACTCACCGAAGTATTCGGACGCAGATAACAATACAGTTTTGTTTGACGACTCTTCATCGACATAAACATAATCAATTCTTTTTAAATCTATTCCAAAATCACCAGAATTAAAATTTCCACCATCTACTGTCACTAGACCAGATAGCCTAGAATATTCAGTGAAATTAGCTGTGAGTGTAGGCTGAGTGGCATCTAACAACGCTCTTTGTGTTGAGGTGTGGATACCACCCTCGATTAAAGTATTAAAATAGAATGGATCGGTTGATGTGGAGAATGCTGATAAATCCGAAGATACAGAGTCTATATAAGGAATATCTCGACTATCAGCCATATAAGCTCCCTCAATTATTCTGTATTTTCCGACAAGATTAGATTCAGTTGGTTCTTTTAATGAGAAAAATGGAGAGAATTTGCCGAAATTTATTTCCAGATCTGCTTTGGTGCTTATGAAAGTTCCCGTATTACTCGATAATCCAGATCTTTTGGTTTCGTTGAAGGTATAATCATCAATTATAGTATAATTATAATTCAAACCTTCAAGATATAGATCATCGAAGAACTTATGACCATTGATAACTTGACTATATAGATTATTGGTATCTATATTTTGGATATATTGAATGAAAGATTTATCATTTTTGAATAAACCTAATAAATTCCCATTTATGTCATATTTTATATCCTCTACATACCCTTCATTGAATATATCAGACAAGTATTTTTTCTTATTCTGATCAATTTTAGATACGTAACCATAATATTTCGTGTCTTTTTGATCTGATTTTGGAATATTTCTGGAATTACCAGACGAAAAGTTTCTTTTTAAGAAAGATGAGTCTACGACAAACGTTAATATGTCGCTACTCTTAGGTAAGATAGTTGGATTTGGGAAATAATATAGTGAATTTGGTTGTAGATTATTCACATTTATAGTGAATGAATCATTTTGACCATCTACTAACACGATAGATACCTTTGATGGCTTAAAGAATCCCAATTCTTTATCAGTTTGAAAATAATCAATTCTATCTTTTGATACAGATGTTGGATAGTCTCTATTAGAGAAATTTATAGCATTATTAGAGCTTTCAAATAATTTACCTGATACGAAATTGGATGTGGTATCCCCAGTTGAAAGATAATAGAAATCTGTCAGTAGATATTTTTTCGTAAGATCTCTTTTATTATCCAATAAAGAATCTATCTCCTTTAGTTGTAATAATTCGTCCGATAGTGTAGAAAAAACGTCATCGATAATCTCTTGATTCGATTTTAAGAAAATATCATAACCATAATCTAAATCTTTGTGATCATATGTCCCATCTGGAGTTTGATTGTAATATAAGGAGTATGTATTATATAATTCTTCGATTTGGATATCTAACTTAGGTATTATTTCATCTATATTAAAAAGTGTAGAAGAGTTTTCTAAGTTTTTTAAATACGAAATAGTTAAATCTTTTAGAGATTTTTCTATACCATAATTGGTCCCCCTTAGTTTATTTTTTACAATATTAAATTTTAAATTTTCTCTTTTCTCGTTGTAATATAATGATATCTCTCTGAGTTTTTTACTATAAAAACTTAAAGCGATATCTAAGTCGTGTGGATCATTGAAATTTATATTAGATAAAAATTTTCTTTCATCCGATGTCGTGTAATGTATATTGATGTCTTTTAAAAAATCTCTATATTTTTCAATAATTAAAGATTTTTCATTGTCAACCTTCAGATTATTGCTACTATTCCATTTTTTCAGGTAAAAATTGTAGTAAGACTGTAATGACTCGGGAGAATAAGAATCACTGATAATTTTAATGAATGTCAAAAATGACATAGGACCCCCTACATCCAACGCATCCTTTTTTAGGATATTAGGATTTGTTATTGATTTTGGGACATTTGGAAATCCGAACTGTGAGGATATTGCCATCCTTTATATTTATGTATATAATGGTATTTTCAAATTTTGTCCATTGAGTCTGATGACTAAGTAATTTCCCGTAGATACTCCACTTCCTGATGTTAAAAAAGGAGTTATTGTAGAACCCAGAGCTATGGTATTGTTCTGGGTTGCTTGGGCTTCATTACCAATAACTAAACAACCACTCAAAGTTGTAGGATTGGTTCGCGCTAATTTACCAAAAAATTGATTATGATCCCCGTTATTACTTTCACCAGCTTCTTGTCCCATACAATTAACATGATTTCCTGTATTTGATGAACCAGCAGAAAGCCCCATAAAATTAACGTAGCTTCCGTAATTATCATACCCCGCTGCCTGACCAAGGGCATTTACATGATTTGCATCATTATTATAAGCAGCTTGATTTCCGAGAGCATTTAGGTGATTTCCGTAATTATCATACCCCGCTGCCTGACCAAGGGCATTTACATCACTACCCTCATTACTTCCACCCAAGGCATTGTTTCCAAATGCATTGATATTTTCCACACCAATGTTACCATTTAGAGCATCTTGACCGAATGCATTTACATTACTGGCCATGTTTCTTGATGCTGCCCCAGAACCCAACGCATTCACATAATCCCCCATGTTTCCATAAGCAGCCTCGAATCCCATAGCGTTAACAGATTCACCCGTGTTAGCTGATCCAGCATTGGAACCGATAAAGTTACATATTGAGCCAGAGCTTTGAACTCCAGCACTACTTCCTATTGAAACTATAGAATCACCATTCGCGCTTAACGAACAGTATGAACCAATTGCTATATTATCGAATCTGTTTAGACCATTACCACTTAATGCATTAAAACCAATAGCTATATTACTTGAACCACTTCCACTCAAGGTATAATTCAATAATCCAACACCATTTGAACCTATAGATCTCAACATTATAGAAGTTCCAGATAAAGAAATATTATTAGCTGTTAAATTTCCATATACAGTTTGACCAACAGTGAAATTATTATTCAAATTTTTTAAAGCGTATTCACTACCAGATGCACTCAAAGATAGTCCACTTAAAACGTAAGTTTTAACACTACTAAGAGTTGATGTAACGGTCACACCGTTTTGGTTCATTAAAACACTCTCACCACCAGACAACGGTTGTGCAGCAGATGTTAATTGGGAAATTTTAGGCATATTATTATTTAGTCGATGTGAAAAATCTTTCAATGTATTCTTGCTTTTGAAACATTTCGGATAAATAGGAACAAATGAGTAAAAAACTACTTAAAAAACTAAAGGATAAAGAAGAGAAACTTATCGATGCGATCTATGAATTACAAGAATTCTTAGATTCGACTGAAGATGAAGAATTGAGTTCTATGGGTGATTCGTTTTCCGAAGCCATTCAAAATTTCATTAATGACAATGATACAATCACTCTAGATTCTATCAAAGAATACATTGAAAACGAAATGGATGCTTGACATCTGATCATTTCATGATAATCTAGCTCCATGAGTGATTTCTCTGGGTTATGGGTTGAAAAGTATCGTCCACATACATTGGATGATTTGTGTATTTCTGAAGAAACGAAGGATATCATAAAATCTTTCGGTGAAGAAATACCAAATTTGCTATTAACGGGTAATGCTGGGGTCGGAAAAACATCCTTAGCCAGAATTATTGTATTGGATATTCTAAAATGTGATTATCTTTATATCAATGCATCTGATGAGAACGGTATCGATACCGTAAGAAACAAAATCAATGGATTTGTTCAAACTAAAAGTTTCGATGGTAATATAAAGGTCGTTATTTTAGACGAAATCGACAATTTTAGTAAAAATGGGCAAGACGCCCTAAGAAACATGATGGAATCTTATGCTGATAACGCTAGATTCATACTCACAGGTAATTACAAACACAAAATATCAACACCTTTACAATCAAGGTGTCAGTTTTTGGATATTAGACCATCTTTACCACAAGCACTAAAGAGATGCTTACAAATACTCATTGCAGAAGGTGTCGAAACTTCTCAGGATGAGAAGAAACAGCTAGCCACACTAGTAAAATCACATTTTCCTGATTTAAGAAAATGTATCAATGAGATGCAGAAGTATGTCGTCGGATCTGAATTAAAAATCACTCAAAAAGTCAATAATAATAAAGTTTGTGAGAAAATATGCTCAAATATCGAAGATGGTAATACACTATCTTTGAGGAAATACCTAATACAGAACGATGAGATCTTCAATTCTGATTGGGATCAATTATTAGTTGATTTATTGAATTATATCTATACAAAAAGCATAGAAGATTCAAAGAAAAAGGCAATGATATTAACCATTGCCGATCATCTTGAGAAAGCTACCAGAGTTAATGATAAAGAGATTAACTTCTTTGCTTGTGTATTGAATTTGGAACAGATTTAGCGTCCCATGCCTTGTCTAAAGGCTTTACCGACTCCACCCAGAGGACCTTTATCCCTAGCTTGTTGGGCAAAGTCCCCAGTGCTTCGTTTTACAGCATCAAGAGTGTCGATAATTTCACTCAGGGACATATCAGCAACATTTCCACGAACATTTCCTAAAATTCCTGACTGTTGGGCTTGTGTAATCAAATCAATCAATTGTTGAGTTGATTCCCTAGCTTGTAATAGAGCATCTTGTGATTGTTTATCAGCTACACCAGTTTGATACATATCTGATACATTAGATCCGATTTGTTTGGCACCAGAAGCGACACCAGAACCTACTTTTCTAGCACCAGAAGCGATATTAGACCCAAATTGTTTAGCAGCTTGAACACCTTGCCCAACTTTATTACCAACAGCTTGGGATGCGCTTTGGGCAGCACTAGAAGCAGCACTACCAACACCTTTTCCAAGATTTCCTAGACCCGCTTTGAGATTACCGAAGAAACCTTCTAAAATTCTTTCTGATACAGTAGAAACATATCTTAATTCTGATTCTGTCATCAGATCTAGATTGTTGTGAACTTGATTTAGTGTCATTCCGGGAATAGACTCCTTGAGTAGTTGTAGAGTGTATGCCTCAGTTAGCATTACTTGATCGCGTTGGGAATATGATGCCATGATATTATTTAGTTTGTTGTGATTATTATTTTACAACTTGGGAGATATAGTCCAGAATATATTTGTATAGAGCTTGAGCGTGTTGATTATAATCTCCACCAAAGGATTTGCTGATGTCTTTTCCGATATCTAATGCCGCTGATTGGGCAAATTGATGATTCTGTCCCTGTTTTTGAAGTGGATTAGACTTAAAACCACCCGCGAATTTGGTGGCTAGTCTACGAAGCATACCCTCTTCAATCAAAACCTTTTGATAAATGGGATAATAATCGGTAGGTGAATACATTTCTTCAAGTATATCTCCAAGTTTATTATTATCCTTAGTTAACATGGTGGATTCACCAGCTAGTCTCAAGTTAGTTGGAGTGTTTTTACCATTACCTTTATCAGTAAGACGAGTGATATTTTTCATATCAGAAACATACTCCTCGGCTTTACCTGACATATACTTACTATCGTCTCTATAAAATTTATCAGGGATTGTCGGGCTAGGATCATTCATTGTTACTGGCTCGATCATATCTGTACCAACAGTAACAGTGCTATAATATCTACCACCTCCTTGATCACAAGCAAGTGTAACCACTACATCATCAGCTTTTTTATGTTGATTCCCAGCAGAAACACCAGAAAGACGATCACCGACTTGAACAACACGAATATTAAGCCCACATTTAGTCATTTGATCAACTTCATCGCGCATATTACTAGGCATGGCTTTGTATGTGACATTTTTCTTATAGTCTGATCTAAATTCTACTATATCACCGGGAAGGTAGCCGCCTCCAGCACTATTTCGTGTAGTAACTGACTCCAAGATTGAATCATAAATTTGGTTAAATTTTATTCCCATGTTCATATTTAGTAATATCATATGATAAATAACAATATGAAGTTTGATAAATTGGTTCAAATAGTTACCGAAGCTGGGTTTAGACCATCAGCACCTAAAAATATGGGAGGTGCTAGGCTTAATAGAACAAAAGAATCGGAAGGCCCATCGGGATATTCGTCTAGTTCAGTCGGTAAGTCTGATAATTTCGAATTAAGCACACCAATAGATCGTTGGGAGTATGATCCATCTCAAAATACAGGTAAATCTGGATTTGCTACAGAATCAAAGCTGTGGAAGAGTATGCTAACATCGTTTAGACTCCTATTCAATGATCCATTTTTTGATAAACAGGTTCAAAAAATAACAAAACGATTTAATGATTCAAGAGATTCGTATAAGAATATTCGAGGAGTTGATGAAAACGGGAAAGTTGAGAAGTATGATGAAGAAAATCAACTAGAAAAGCTTGAAAGAAATCAAACAAAATATCGAAGTGATTTGACTGGTATGAGAGATGATCTAGATAAGAAGAATAAAATCATTAATCGAACAAAATTACCCCCATCTGAAAAGGATAATATGGAAGTGGAGATTTCTAAGATAGAAGCGAACATAGAAACTTTAAATACCCAAAAAGGTAGAGCTAAGAGCGAAAAACAGAAAGGCAAAATTGAACAGACTGTTAGTGAATTAGCGACCATTTTAAATAAAAAAAGAGATCGTTTTGATCAAGCGACTATGAAGCCTGTTGATATAGAAAAATTAAAGGCTAATATTTATGATATTGAGGAAAAGATGGCTAAATGGGAAGATAAATTAGAAAAAACCACTGAGGAACTTGAGGATTTATATGATCGTATCAATCAAATTAATCAAACGAATGAAGCAGTTAACGAAGCAGCTATATCTGGATTTTTAGACTTGATTAAATTTACCGCATCCGGTTTAGTTAAAGAATATCAAGAAAAGGCTGGGACTGAGATTAAATCTTTAGATCAACTAAACTGGGATCAGATGCCATCGAATTTAAACGATGCAATTGATCGTTTAAAAGCTCTAGAATCTGATGATGAAAATGTTAACCCGATTTTAGGATATCTTGCTAGATTTGAAAGAGACTACGAGAATAAAGATTTCGATACTGGTAGAGCATTGGATAAAAATGTTAATATTACAACCATGCGAGACTTCAATAAACTACCATTCATGGTTTTATCGAGAGTTTATAGTTCCCTTAGAAGTTCAGATAAAAATCCAATTGCTCTAGATAAGCTTAATACAACTGTGACAGATGCATCTAAAGGAGAATTATCAACATTGCTAACAAAACTATCAACCAATACTTCAGAGAGTAAAGCAGAGTGGAGTGATCCTAACACCAAAACTTACATAAAAGGTTTAATAGATCAGTTACCGATCCCAACCTTCTCAAAGGAACAGATGAAAAAAAGAGTAGATCGTCCATGGATGATAGATCGTGGAAAAACTCCACCTGCATTCTTAAAAATGAATATCGAAGACGAAACTAAAATAAAAAATGAATCATTTGATGATTTTTTTGATCGAGTATTAAACGAAATGTCTTTTGATGAAGATGACTACAAATGTGACTTGCTAGAGATTTTAGAAAAATGCACTGGACCAACTAAAAAAACCAGCAGCGACCGAAAAGGTAAAAAATGGATGAAATGTGCAAAGCAACCAGATGGTTCCTATAAGAAAATACATTTTGGACAAAAGGGTGTTCGGGTTGGAGGTGGAAATTCTAAAAGAGCTAAAGCATTTAGGTCTAGACATTCCTGCTCGAATGCTAAACCCGGATCAGCTAAAAAATTGTCATGTGATAACTGGGACTGATATGTCGATAAATTTGAGTAAAGAATTATGTGATCAAACTGGGGTTTATAAAATAACAAATCCAGCAAACGATAATTTTTATATTGGAAGTTCATCAGTGAGTTTGGGAAGAAGATTTTCGGCTCATAATAGACTTTTAAAGTTGAACAAGAATCCTTGTGTGTTTTTACAAAATGCTTATAACGCAAGGACTACTGATTTCGTATTTGAAATTGTGGAGGTGTGTGAAAGAGATCAATGTATTGATCGAGAGCAATATTATTTAGACATTTTAAATCCTAGGTATAATATATGTAAAAATGCTAGGAGTAGTTTAGGGAGAAAATCATCCGAGCAATCAATCAAAAATCTATTCGAGGCACTGCGTAATTTTACAGACGAGGATGTGATTTTGATGTTTGATTTATATAATAAAAATATGAAGGTTACTGAAATAGCTAAGATTGTAAAATGTAAACCGAATAATGTAAGTTCAATTTTAAACAAACCCAAAAAGTATATATCGGTTAAAGAAAAGTATGGATTAAAAATCTTGAATAAAAAAACAAAGTATAATGGACGTTTTTTGATAACTGACCCAAATGGAAAAGAAATAATTGTCGATAACTTGGCTAAGTATGCTAGAGAAAATAATTTAGAATCATCTAATCTAAATAGATGTTCTAATAATATTATTAAAATGTGCAAAGGGCATAAAGTTGAAAAATTAACGATATAACGTGTATGGCAATTAAAATCAATTCCCTAAAAATAGATAAACTTTCAGATAAATCTCTGAAAAGTGATTATCTATATAAAGATTTAGCGTTAGATTTATCTCAAGACGTATCGTATAACAATCAATTAAATAAAACAGAAACTCTGAAAGATGTCAGAGCAATATATGACATAGAATCGGTTAAAAATAGCATCACAACAGCGTTTTTAACGTCACCGGGAGATAAAATACTAAATCCCACCTATGGGGTCGATTTGAGACAATTTGTATTCGAACCAATCGATGATTTTACTTCAGAAATCATCCAAGACCTGATCGAAACACAACTACCTATAATGGAACCAAGGGTTGTTGTGCGGGATGTATCTGTTATAGGGGATGAAGACATCAATCAATACAATATATCATTGACTATCGATGTCCCGTCTTTGAATATATACGGCGTTTCTATCAAATCAGAGTTGAATAATGTTGGATACACTATTTTGTGAGCTAAATAGTAATAATGGCAACGCCCGATTACAATTTACCTCAAAATGCATACGTTAATTTTGATGCTACATCATTGAAATCATTCATGATCAGTAGGCTGAACGAAGAGGGTCAGTTTACAGATCAAAATTATGAGGGTTCTAATATATCATCATTGTTAGATATACTGGGCTATTTTACCCACGTATTGTTATTTTATTTGAACCAAACATCATCTGAGTCGTCATTTTCACAGGCTTCAATCTATGAGAACATGAATAAAATCGTAAAAATGATAGGTTATAAGCCTACAGGTAAACAGACCTCTCTTGTTTCAGTTGATTGTAACGCATCTGGTAGTTTAAATGTTGGTAACTACCGTATACGTAAATATAGCTATTTTTTAATCGATAATATTCAATACACTTTCCCTAACGACGAATATTTTGAAAAATTGATAAGTGGAGACGAGAAAATTGATTCTATTGGAGAAAATTCTATCCTATATCAAGGAACTGTCGGGGAATATCCGATATATACAGCGGAAGGATTAAACTACGAAACTTTTCCGATTGTTGTGGATAATATCGTAGATAGTAAAGATACTAGATTTATCTCACACAATTCGATTAGCGTATATGTTAAAGAATTAGATAATGACACATGGTTTGAATATACTGAGTCAGATAGTTTGTATTTAACAGAGTCTAATAAACGTGTATATGAGTTGAGGCTCAATGAAAATGGACATTACGAAATTAAATTTGGTAATTCAGTTTTTGGGAGAAAATTAAATCCCGGAGACGAAGTTGCTGTTTTTTATATTCTCAGCGATGGTCAAAAAGGACAGATAAGTAAAAATGCCATAAACGGTAATAAATTGTTCACCTACAATAGCTCTAGGTTTAATACAATATACGATGGACTTACTCAAGAATTGGACTCTACTTTAATTTCAGACTCGAATAGAAATTTCTTAACTTTCACGAATCCATCCAATTCAACTATAATTCAAGATGCTGAAACTGTCGAGGAGATAAGAGAAAATGCACCCACATTTTTATCATCTCAACTTAGACTAGTAACCGAGAATGATTTTGAAAGATATCTCAAAAAGTCTATACCAAATATCTTACAAGATGTTAAAGTTGTGAATAACAAAACATTCGTAGATGAATATATCGATTATTTTTACAAAATATGTATAGATCCAAACAAATCTAATCGGGTTATATTGAATCAAGTAAATTTCGCAGACTCTTGTGATTTTAATAACGTTAATGTGTTCCTAGTTCCAAAATTTCAAATATTAGAAGATGCTCAATACCCAGATTTCTTAACTAATAGTTTCAAAAATCTTGTTAAGGATTTGACCGATGATAAGAAGATGATATCCAATGAAATAGTTCCAAGAGATCCGGTATACATAGCTTTGGATATCGGATTTGCTAATGTCGGAATAACAAAGGATATTTCGAAAGATACACAACTGATAATTGTTAGAGAAAAGAATAACAATATAAATAAAGAAAGCATAAAAAATAAAGTAGTTGATATCATTCTAAATTATTTCAAACCAACAAATGTTACACTCGGACAAACTATAAATATGTCCGATATAACATCATCAATTTTATCAATAGACGGTGTGAAGTCTTTAAAGACTTTTAATAACAAAGAGAATATATATTATAATGGATTATCGTTCATTTCATGGAACCCAGTATATGATGGTGTTGATGAAAGTCTAATAAATCAGACAACGACTTTACAGTTTTTTAAATTTCCTTACATATATAATCCAAAATCACTAATAACCAAAATTGTTGTAGTAGATGAGTAATACAACCACATATATAAATTTTAGTTCTATAGACTACAAGAATGAGAATTCTTTATCTTCTTATGCTTTAGAATTAACCCCCTTAATATTTTATCCTGATCTAGATAAAAAAACAACTAGCAGACTTGTATGGGATTTTGGAGATGGGACCACAACAACAGCATATTCGGCTAGTAAGCATTACACATTTCCCGGAACATATAATGTGAACTTGATCATATATGATTGTGATACGAATGCTAAAATTTCAACATTCGAAAAGAGTATTGTAATAAAAGATTATATACCTTTCACGCATAAAATTAATATAAATGGTAGGGTTATTACAGAGGATGGCAATCCGATGATATCTGAAGATGGTGATCAGATAATTTTCGACATTATAGATGATTTGAAATTTAAGGTTGGATCTATAGAAGGACCAATCATATTCACTGGTTACTTCCCACCGTATCAATCAGTATCTAACATATTTTATAGTGTATCTGGTAGTAATTCAATTAATTATTGGAATCTTAGTTCTGATAAATTTAATCATTTACAGAAATACAATACTTTCTATAAAAAGAATTATAATTATTTGTTATCTTCTTACGAATATGAGGAGATACCTTATATTACTCTCAGTGGATCAGATGTATATGCTAGAGTAAAAAATAGTTCCATAGAACGATGTTCAAAAGATGACCCAAATGCTAAAGTCGTAGGAAAAATTTGTGAGGGTGAAGCGTATTTCAAAGATGATAGTATATCAGATAAAATACTAATCCAAACTTGGTTCGATAAAACAAATAATGACGTAAAGTTTTACAATAAATCAAAGGTTAATTATTTGAATAATTTAGGAATAACGTTAAGTGCTAAAATCACAGATAATCCTGCATACAAACTATCAATTACATCAAATGGGTTGGATGGTGAAAAATACATCAGTCAATCATTTAATATTTCACCTATAAAATTTTCCAACACGGAAATACCATTCGTGGTAAAGATTAAAGATGTCGATAATACGACTGTGAAGAATTTTAATAATATTCAATTATCATCTTTAAATATAACATTATCCGCTATTGGAGATGTTGTCTTGTTAAATGAAGGTGGTCAAGAATTGTTAGATGAAAGTGGTTCCATTATATACGGAAGTGGTTTACATTATTTAATACCATCAGAGAATTATAACATATACAAATTAAATGATCCTAGTGGTGATGGATTTTTTAGAGGATTTGTTAAGTTTACTGATCTATCTGATCCTATATACAATGTGACTATTAATATAACCACGACACTCTCAAGCGATCAACTATCAACATATACTTTAACTGGACAATCTAATAAATTTAATGTGTATAACAAAAATTTTTACGATCTGTATAAGAAAGATGAAGATTTTTCATCCTCAAAAACTATACAAGATTTAATATTTCAAGAATCGATGATGAATAAACCTAGATTATTCGAAGATTTTATTGGTGGTGTGTTGGGTAATGAAAATCTTAATCACGAGGATATAGGTGTCAAAATATATGAAAAAATCAGCAATTTTATAAATAATACACAGAATTTAGACACATGTGAAGTGGATTATCTGAATTCGATCTCCGATTATTTGTATTATAATGATACAGGAGAAGAAAAGTATACATATCCTGAAAAATTGAAGAGAATTATCAATTTAGCATCCTTAAACAAACATTCTTTGGTCGGTGAATTGAATAAATTTAATGAGAATTTTGATATTCAAGGAAGAACATCAAAACTAGAATATGGAAAAAATATTGGGGATAAAATTGATGTTTTTACATACACAGTAGATAAGAACACACCTATAGTCGCACTCGAAAAATTTAGCAATACATATCTCAAACTAAACACATATCAGCCGAGTATATCTCTAAGTTCTAATACATATCCATTATCAAGCTATAATAGTAACTGGGGTTGGCCTTTAGTATTACCAACAGATTTTAATATAGCCGATATCGGTAAGTATTATATGTTTTTTGATTATGTCGATAATACTGATGACACACCGATAGGTGGTGTAATTGATTACAAAAATACCAAAACAAACATAGATAGATATGTTTCGAACGATTTATTGTATGAAAAATCTGGAGTATTTGATCATATGATCCTTGATACCTTATATCAAGCATTGTCTATCGTTAAATAATAATATGGATATAAAAATTTCACAATTTCCAACTTTATCTACTGCTCCTTACGGTGGATTCACTCCAATCGTTCAAGATAATAAGAATTATCTCGTGCAGAATTCCAATATGTATAGTTTCATCGATTATGTTGAAATTGATGGGTCAACATATACATTATCATTATCCGACACTGGATATATCATTAAAAAAATACACACAGAGGATCATATTTTATATGTTCCATCTAACGTATTCCCAGACAAGGTTTTGATCTTTATTAGGAATTCAGGTGTTGGAAATTTAAGGATTATACCTTCTAACTTAAGTGTATCCTTGAATTATAATACAACTCTCAGTGGGAATATAATCTCTTCACAAACATCAACTCAAATATATCATTTGGGTAATAATACTTGGGATATTTTATGAGAAGTTTTTTTAGATCTAATAACTTGGTGATTGATAGATTTAATAGAGCTAAACCTATTGATACCAGTGGACCGATACTATTATCCGCTTCTACATTGAGCGGTTTCCTTTATTTTAATTCAACAATTTTCGTGTGGGAGTCTTATGCTGGGTATACGTTATCGGCTACCCCAGCCGTATGGTCCGCAGGGACAACAATATTATCTGCTGGATGGTATATATATTCACCAACATTATATAGAGGATTTATGGCAGATATAAATACTACAACTTACACCGTCACTGAAAACGATGCTCTTTCTGGTTATAGGTTCGGTTGGAGGGAGGTTGTTCAGAAAAACAGTATAACAAAATTTTCAAATGGGAGAATAACAAAGGCTACAAAACTCCCAAATACACCACCGAGCACTAATTTAGTAGGACCACCATATGGTAATCCTACACCCGGTGGAGTATTAATCAAACCAATCAGATCATGGTATACACCACCCAATTTACCGATAACTTCTATATCGGGAATTTGGTATAAAAATGGACAATCTACTGGGGTGACTTTATCGACTTACTCGAATACTTCAAATGGCGATTTGATACAATATCGAGAAACAGCAGTCAATTCAATGAGTTCTTCGATTAGATTTTCACAAGCCGCGTATATCAATTCACAAATACCTATAGTAATGGATAGTTTAAGTTCCAATGTAATATCAAGAGTTGTTGGTTTATCTGGAGGTGCTAAGTATATGAATATGTTTAGTGTTAAAAATCATAATACTAAAACATATGTCAGAAACCCTAATTTTTGGGCCAATGATATAAAACAGGAGTTTACTGGATGTGCTGTTCATAAAACATTTGGGTATGAATCGTATGGTGGTGTTTTGATAACACCAAGACATGTGTTATACTGCGCCCACGCTTTCCCACACGCTTTGGGGACATGGCCAATTGATTTACGTGTTGGAAATAATATAACGTTCGTGAGATCTGATAATACGAGTCTTACAGCTATGCAATTGCATCAACAACCGAACATTGATGTGGATCTATGTGTTGCTGTTCTTGATAGAAACATGGAGAATGAGGGGTTGAATATCGTTAAAATTGGAGATATAATGGGAAATTATATAAGTTATTATTCTGATGATGTGATTGATGATGGTAGTCTTGATCCGAATTATATATTCAATACACTCAGATATAATTATAATGTTATTGATGGATGTGATCCACTATCCGCTAAACCTTTAATAGAAGTTGGAGTTTCTCAAGGATTTGGAAATATCCCTAATGCTATCCCACCTACACCAATAATAGATTATCCAGCTCAAAACGATATAATGGGTCATGTGAATGATGTCTTTAGTGGTGCGACTAATAATAATTCTATATCTGGATTTAAATATCAAGTTTGGGGTGGTGATTCTGGAACACCTGTATTTTTACTGCACCAAAACGAACTGTATCTACACGGTATAATGGTTATGTCACCTTGGGGTAGAAGATTTGTATCTACTTATATAGATGAAATTAACGAACTAATACATCAAGCTGATTTAAACGCTATATCTATGGGTAGATTAACAGAAACGACTGGATACACAGTATCAGCTACACCGTTGATTCAATAATACTCGCCGTATAAAGTATTATCGTTTTTATTCATATCATATATTTCATTCTTAGAAATATCATCAGCATTTGATGAATAAACTTTATCATCAGCAGTTAAGGACGGGAACAATACAGACGATACTTTACCACTGAATTCGTTGTCGTATACTTGATCATTACCAATTTCTTCAGGTGCGTTAGTGGACCCATCGTGCTCATAACGTTTTGCAGTTATTTTCCACACATAATGCCCAAGCATTGGATTTAACCCACCACTAACGTCTTGATCTAATACCTCTGTTATTCTGAATATTTTAGACCCTCTATTACCCGGACGATCACAACCCAAAGCTGTAACTTCCATTAAATCATCAGATTTTGGCTCTATTCTTTGACCATTTTCAATATAAAATGAGGATGCTAGAGGTGTCATGACATCAGTAAATTTTCGTATTGATATATACGCTGTGAGATCATCACTTGATTCCATTCCCCATCTCGATAAAGATATAGACTCTTCCAATTCTAAGTAAGCCTTAATTATAATAGGTTCAGAATATTCCTGAGTTGGATGTTCCCCATACAACATATTCATAGCTGATAGATTGAATCCATTTACATAATAATTGAATTCCACCCCATAGTTATTGATCATTTCATCAAAGCCACTTTTAAATATAGCTCTCTCAGCTTGAAAATTACTAGGATCTGCAAACCCTCCACATCGAGGATTGTATACGCCAGCAAATATGTTCGATGGTTCTAAACAAGATAAAGGTGTTGGAGGGCATCCCATACACTTATTTAGCTGTTGCTGGAGAAGCTTTAATGACTCTACCCACGATCATACCTTTTTGATTCTTGTATACCTCGATATCAGCACCAGAATTTTTAACGTTTCTAAATACTGTCGGTAATCTCATATTCATAGCATCCTTGATCCCAGCCTGTTCCAATTCTGGATAGGTTAGAATACTACCACCAATATTAAGCTTTTCGTTTTGTTTTTTATATGGACCTACGGTATGAAGATTCTTCTTATCTAAAATATTTGGATTTTTACCATTATGAGCTTGAAGTGAAGGAGTAGGAGTCCCATCAGCTAGATTATGACGATATTCATTTAGAATATAATCATTGAAGAATTCTTTAAAGAGTTTCATTATTGTATCTTCTGCCCTGTTAAAACATCTGAGAGTTCCGACTGAATATTAGAGTTTTCCAGTTTGTGTACTGCCGAAGTCAAATTACTTTTAGCGTCTAGTATATAACCTATAAAATCCCGTCTCTCTACCCTCGAATCTTCCGTATATGCTTCAAACATTTGCTCTAAATTTTTCCACTCCTCAGTATAGAATAAATTATCAATCTCATGGGTTAAATTATCAAGCTTAACCGCTATTTCATGACAGTGTTCCGAAAATGGCTTAATCACTTCTATTATGGTCTGATAATATTGGTTTTTCATGTCATGATCCATATCATGGTAGAAGTGTCCTTCATATATCATCCCCAATTTTTTCATATCGGAATTATTCATAATAATATTTAACAAAAAAGCCTGCGATTAAGCAGGCTCTATTGTTTGTTGATTTTTATAATTTAAGATTAGCGGAAGTAATCTTGTTTAGCCTTTAGGGTTGATTTAGGAACCTGATTGTTGTGACCCATAAGGGCTGTGATTGGAGGAGCACTATGAGTAGTCTTAGTGTCATCAGTTACATCTGTCTTGGCTTTATTACCACCCTTTGGGTTAGCTTTTCCACCAACCTTATTAGATTTAGCTTGGAATGCTGCTTTCTTATCTGGAGCAGGCTTAGTGCCTTGGGTTTCTTCGTCTTCTTCGAAATCCATATCATCATCTTCACCACCGAAATCCATATCATCATCTTCACCACCGAAGTCAAGATCATCATCTTCACCACCGAATTCATCACCACCTTCTTCATCTCCAAGAGCACCTTGAAGAACATCGATTAGGCTTTGTGCCATTGCGCGATCTAATGTAAAGGTAACAGAATCTTCTTCACCACCAAAGTCGTCTTCTTCACCACCAAAGTCATCTTCCATATCGGAATCTGGTGTTGCATCATCAAGACCAAGGGCATCGAGATCATCTCCTTCGTTAGGTTGACCGAAATTTTCTTTAAGAACCTTATTAAACAATTTATCAAAAGCTGATTTGCTCATATGCTTATTTAGCCTGTCGGTTGCAATTTTTTTAGATTCTTGAATTTCTTCTGATTCAGCGGCTTCTAATCCACTTTCTATATTCTTTAAAGATTTTTTTATTGACGATTTATCTTTAGCTGAAATATTGGGATTCTTTAATTTTTCTTTCAATTTATCCGCACTCTTCGAGATCTTAGATTTGGGTAGATATTTGGACACATCATCGTTTTCCTCATCCTCCTCAGCTGCTTTATTCTCTGCTTTATTGTATCCATCAGCAGATTCGGGACCATCTTTTTGTTTCTTATTACGGAATTCACCATCGAAGGTTTTCGGAGTCTTGGATTCCTTGATTGTGTGAACAGAATTCAACATTTTTCCATAAATATCACCTAAAGATACAGAGTCTTTTTGTTTCATATAGTTATTTAGTCTTAAATATGTAATATGCCTAGACTATCTAAAATTAAAGAACCCAAATTATCCAAGAAGGAGATGTATTTAGGTAATCCAAATTTACCATCCCAAGATGCTAAGTTTGAATACACTCCAGAGATGGCTTTGGAGATTGAGAAGTGTAAGAACGATCTTGTTTATTTTGCACAGAATTACTTTTACATAATTGAACCGGATTTGGGTAAAGTGTTGATTCCTTTATTACCCTATCAGTTAAGGTTATTAAAAGCTTTTAAAGACCATCGATTCAATATCGTATTGTCAAGTCGTCAAAGTGGAAAAGCATTAGCCTTGGATACTCCAATTAATACCCCAAATGGATGGACAACCATAGGTGAATTAAAGGATGGGGATGAATTGTATGGTATAGATGGAAAAATTTGTCGTGTCGTAAAGGCTCATGAAATTCTCTATGATAGGAAATGTTATTCTGTTATATTTGATAATGGGGAAGAAATTGTGGCGGATGCTGATCATAATTGGTTCGTTCAATCGAAAAATGACAGAAATCGAAAAAATAAAGAAGGTAGTGTAAAAACTACTAAGGAGATGTTGGGTGATCACACGACAAAAGCAGGAGAACCTTTTTATAGAATTCCTTCTTGCGTGCAAGGGTTGGAAAATAGTGAAAAGGATTACATTATAGATCCGTATATTCTTGGAATGTGGTTGGGTGACGGGGCAACAGACGGGTCGAGAATCACATCAGGGACTAGAGATCTAAAGGAAACTGTTAATAATTTGCAAAAATATAAAGATCGATACGGTATCAATATCCAATATCACAAAAATCGAAATATTTATTCTATTAATCTAGGAAAAAATGATCGGAATGAGAAATATAAGACTTCTTTACATAAAGAACTCAGACAGTCTAATTTGATTGGAAATAAACATATACCACCAGAATACCTATTGGGGTCTAGAGATCAAAGATTGGAATTATTGATGGGTTTGATAGATTCTGATGGTTATGTTGATAAATCAGGAAATTGTAATTTTTACAACACCAATATTCAATTATGCCATCAAGTTAAAGAATTGATTGAGAGTTTGGGGTATAAAACAACATTCAAAACTAAAATACCGACATTATATGGTATAGAGTGTAAAGAATGTGGAGTATTAGAGTTTAAACCAAGAGAATATGTTTGTAAACTACCTTTCAAAAAGGATAGAATTATAATTAATGAAATATCAACTCCAGAATCAAATAAAAGGAATCAATGGCATTATATCAAAGAGATAAAAGAAGTTGAGTCGGTTCCAGTGAGGTGCATTACCGTAGATTCACCTGATAGTCTATTTTTATGTGGAAGGACAAATATTCCAACCCACAATACCACGGTGTTAACGATCTTGGCACTATGGTATACGTGTTTCCATGATTATAAAAATACTGTAATCGTGGCAAACAAAGAAGATACTGCGAAGATGATCTTTAAACGGGTCAAATTAGCTTATCAAGAACTTCCCATATGGTTAAAACCCGCTGTTGTAACTTGGGGGCAAGAAAGTTCAGAATTTGCTAACGGTAGTCTTATAGGTATTTCCACCACGACTGGTTCAGCAGCGCGGGGACAAACTATCAATTGCGTTAACGCTAACACAAATGTCACAGTCAGACTAAATAATGCTATATATGAAACGACGATTGAGCAACTCTATAGATCTGGACTTTGTGTTTGACCGATACAAGGATAGCAAAAAATCAAATAGTATATATACATTATTTAAAAAATATCCACATTTGTATGATGAATTGAAAGAAAAGACATCATATTTAGATGATCATTTTTTGAGAAAAGAGATGGGTCAACGGGCATATCACTATTTCAATGATATTCGAGAAATACCCAGCAACTCTGAAAAGGGGAGAAATTATAGATATCTATCATTTGAACTCGGATATAGTGATACTTTATATGAACAGTTTGATTTGAGTAAGTTGAATGATGAGCAGCTAAGAACATTTTTTAAATCGGCATCAGCCATAAGCAATGTCAAAAAACATCCATATATTTTAGAATATTTGATGAACGATACAAAGTATCTCGATGAATTCAATCCATCTATCAGAACGAGAATATTTTATTTAAATTTTTCAAAAACAAAACAAGCAATAATAAACAAAAACGGAAAATTATTTCAGCCGAAGTTCGCATATGTGCAATGTTTGGATAGGTTTAATATAATTGAGGAATTCATTCTTATGTCAGACATTGATAAATGTAGATTGATACGAGACAATATTCTAATGTTTGAAATAAGACTTAATAAGGAAGAGCAGACCCGTCAAACATTGAATAGTTTTCGAAATTATACTGATCACATAGGTTGGGATGGAAAAGAATCCAAATTAGCTGCCGCATATAGGTTCGTGAATAATTTACAAGAATCTCCTCACTGTGTAGTTTGTAATACGAAAAAAGTGGTATTTAATGATTATTTATTAAAGTATCCCGAAACCTGTGGGACTCGATGTTCAAATAGATATTTCGAACATATAGACAGAAGGTTGTCGAACAATTCCAATAATACATATAAAACAAATATTGGTAAAAATGAGTTAAAAATATTAGAGCTTTTAAAGGTTCGATTCGAAATACTGGATGAAGACATAGAATATTCTAAAAGAATCGGCCCATTTGTCTGTGATGCTTTGGTGGGGGAGAAACTTATAGTCGAAATAAATGAAAAACATCACCTGTTTCAAAAACATATCGATAAAGATATAGTAAAATATGATTATTTGACAGATAAGGGATATAAATTGCTTATAATTTGGGATACCGTGGCGCAGAAAAAGAAAAGGGCCAAGGAAAAGCTTCTGAATTTAAAGAAGATGTATACGGAGTCATATCCAGAAATAATGCATATCGATTACAGCCCGATTCATAATAATAAGGTTGAAATATTGACCGATGATGGGTTCAAAAAGTTTAAAAATGTAATCAGTAACGGAGTTCGAGAATGTGTGGAAGTTTTTACTACTAAAAGATCCGTCAGCATAACCAAAGATCATATTTTTTTCACATATAACGATGTACAAATACCAGTATCGGGGTTACAAGTTGGAGATCAGTTAAAAACTGAGAGTGGATACGAAGAAGTTGTGAAAATTGAGGATGGGGGGATGACAGAAGTGTATGATATTGTAGCATCTGAAAATTTTAAATATATCACCAATGGTTTTGTCAGTCATCAATGTTTATTATTGGATGAATTTTCGTATTTGGAACCTCAGAGTATTGTGGAAGACTTTGTTCGTTCGGTTATACCAACGATTTCCAGAGCCAAAACATCAAAAATCCTAATAACATCAACCCCGAAGGGTAAAAATAATATATTTCATACTTTTTATTCGGCGGCATTAAAAGAGGGAACTCCTGAGTGGAATGAGTTTCACCCAGAAGAAGTTCAGTGGACAGAAATTCCCGGTCGTGATGAGGAGTGGAAGCGCAAAGAAATAGCCAAACTGGGTTCATATGAAGCATTCGCCCAAGAATATGAATGTCACTTCGCAGATGATGGAACTTCAGCTATCGATGTTGAATTATTCGATGAATTGAAGAAAAACTGTTCGGAACCCAAGCATTTACTAGATGATGGTCATTATAAAATTTGGGAAGATCCAGATCCATCAAGATTATACGTGGCGGGTGTCGATGTATCTGAAGGAGTTGGTGGAGATGCCTCTGTAATTCAAATGCTAGACATTACTGATCTCAAAGATATCAGACAAGTTGCTGAATATCATAGTAATACTATAGCCCCAGCAGAATTCTCTAATAAATTACATGATATTCTCCTAAATTGGGGAAGTCCATTAGTTTTAATTGAAAGAAATAACCAAGGTGGTCAAGTTTGTGATAGATTAGCAATGGATTTTGCCTATGAGAAGGTTGTGTCATGGGGTGCGAAACAAGCACACAAAAATCAACAGTTTGGAGTATTATCTCATACCAATACTAAACATGCTGCTATTTTAAATCAGAGATATTTCATTAATGAAATCAGAAACGTAACATTCAGATCAATTCATACCTTGAATGAATTCAAAACATTTATTAGATATCCAAACGCTACATGGAAAGCTAAAGGTGGTGAACATGATGACCGTGTTATGGCATTTGTTTGGGCTTTGATGATTTTACATCGAGAAATCACACAAATGTATTTCGAAATCGATGAAGAAGATGATTATGGTAAACCCGCTAAGATAACTCCATATAATTACGGTATAAAGATGTTTGAAAATCCAACATCTATCTATACAAATGAACAAGTTGATAAAATCGAGAATTCTAATCTATCTCCAATGGCTTTTGGTGCATTTGGAGAAGCTGATGATGAAATGGCTGGATTATTTGCTGAAGGCTGGATGCCTCTGAATGGAGCAATGCCTTATGTGGACCCATCTAGATCTTATAGTCAGGATAGATATGATGCTATGGAGAGAGTGATGCAATGGTAAATATTACAATGGGACGCAAATTAAATTTATTTCGTAGTCTTATCAACTGGATTCGTAGTTTATTTGAAGAAAAAATAAATTGGGATTCTATAGATAAAAGTGGAGTAGTTCTATCAGATTATCCTGTTGTTGACAAAGGATGGATAAAAGGATGGGTATCTGGGGAAGATGAGATTATTGTATGCAAGCACTCAAATCCAGTTGTTGGTAATTCGGTTTATGTTATTAAAGATGGGGTAAAAATCTTCAGAAAAATCGAATCCGTTGACAATACATACGCTTCCGATGATGTGTCCATATGCAAATTAACACAAAAATGGCCAGCGGGTGTAAAAATTTATAAGATAAGTAAAACTATCAAAAAAATGCAATTGATGGGAACTTTACATCAAGACAATACAATATCTCTCCGTAGAGCCCTGTTGGATGATAGAATTGTGTTTGGGACTTATTATAATAGAGATATAATAGCTGGTGATAGTGGATTGCCTTGGTTTGTTTGGGAAGATGGAGAATTTAAAGTTTGTAGTCATTCGCATCGTGGAATGTGGGGTATCGGACCAAATTATTTTTCAATTTTTTGATTAAATACAAGAAATGATAACCTTTGATATAACAGTCACATATAATTTGTTGATGAATTTTCGATATGAAATAATGTCAGGTAAATTAAAAATAGGATCGGATATTCCTATGTTTTTGGTGGATGTATTGAAAAAAGATAAATATTATAACTCGTTTGTATATGATATATTGACGACCTACCAGATTTCTAAATAAATGTATGAGTGATATCACAAAACAATCATACTTAAACAGAGCAAGGGAGGATAAATTCCTCTTAGTTTTTGATGTTCCACCAATTCTAAAACCAATAGTATCCAGATATCAAAGAGATGATAATCATATAAATCCTGATTCTGTCCAATTCTCAATCTTCGGAACAATGGTTCCAGAGATTACTGTAAAAGGTGTAGAAACTAGGTATTCTGGATCTACCTTATATATATCATCATTCAGTAAAGATTCTTACCCACCTCTGAATGTTGAATTCAAGGTAGATTCTGAATACAATAACTATTGGGTGATCTACTCTTGGTTGAATCTATTACACGATCAAGAAACTGGTATATATAACCAAAACAATATCCCTGTTGATGGTGATTTTAATGATTACATGACAGATATCACAGTATATGGATTGGATGAGTTTGGTAAGAAGCGTATTAAGTTCACATATAAGAAAGCTTTTCCTACTAGCATTAACGAAATCAAATACAATCAACAAAATTCTGAAGGAACTGAGATCACTAGCGGTTTCACATTTTTATACTCACAACTTCATACTGAATTGGTAAGAGATTACTGATCGAAAAAATCTACGAGAAAATAACTAAATAGTGATATGTCAACTCGTGTAATTCAGAGCCCCGGTGTCGAAATTAGGGAGCGTTCTATAGATTTAGTGGCTAGTCCAAATGTCGGGACTAATGTTTTTATTGCTGGATATTCTAATTCTGGAGTAACAGATGAAGTTATTAAGATCACCAGTAGAGATGAGCTATTAGCTATTTATGGTGCTCCAACAAATGCTGCTGAGAGATATTTTTATCATGGTGTTAAGGAATTACTAAATTCTCCAGCCAATATCTACACATTCCGACTTCCTTATGGTGAAGGTTCTGGTTCTGGATTCGGTTCTGAGTATTCTGCTCTAGCATATCCTGTCAATTTTGTAAAAGCTGATGCTGGTGGTGTATTATCCGCTGTTGAAACCAATTTAAATCAATTATCTGGAACATATGTTCTCGGTAATCCTGTTCATGTTACTCTATCAGAAGATGAGTATCGACAAGCTCAAGACGGTTCATTATTTACATGGGCTCAAAGCGGATCTACCCGTGCAGCCCTATCGTCTGTTTCTCAACTAGGTAAAGCAGGTATTGTTATCTTAAATAAGGCTCAAACCACAATCAATAGCCAATTTGAGGGTTATTATGTTGGTATTGGTGATAACACAAACATCAACCCAGCTTCCGACTTCAATGCGATTGTTGGAGCTAAAACTGTTAGTGTATCTTCTAAATTTACTGGAATCGGAGCATATGACTTTACAACTATTCCAAATGGAACTCTAGAGTTTACTCTATCTTCTACTAACATCGGTGGAGTTCAAAACAGCATCTCACAAATCCTTGAAGGTCTTACAGATTATAACATTGATGGTCGTGACGATGATGACTTACTTAACATCGGCGTATTCAAACTTCGTAAGAGCCTGTATGCTACAGAATCTTATAAACTAGACTATGTTCTAGATGGTAAGATCACTGGATCTATCGATTCTTACAGAAAACGCATCAACCCTACTGGTGGACCACAAACATCATTCTTCTTAGAGAATGTTGATGCAAATGATAGAAATGTCGAAATCTTAGTTAATCCATATCTATCAAATAAATTTGGTGGAACTGCTTTGAATGCGTCTGGTATCCCACAAAAGAAAATTCGCGTTCTAACACGCAATTTAGCGGGTTCTTCTTCAACTGTATCTGGTATTGCTGCTGGAGCATTCACATCTCTTGTAACCAATCTTGGTTATGCTGATAACTTATATCCAGTTGGTGCTTATTCCGATTCTCAAGTTATTTCTAAAGTTCTTGGATCAATCCCAAGCAAACTTGAACGTGCTCTAGAAGCTGTTAAGAATGATGAGATTTATGATATTGATGTAGTTGTAGAAGCTGGTCTTGGAACCATCTACGCGATGACAAAATCACAAAATCTATCATATTATGATGATACCGTGACTTACAATGCAGTCAGTGCTCTCAGAACATCCAATGCTCTCGATTCTGCTGGAACTGATCTTCGTGGAGATTATAGCACAATCTTCAATGTATTTGAAAACTTCTGCAACCTTCCATCTAATACAGGTGGTCGTGGTGACTGTATCTTTATCGCTGACCCAATTCGTCAGATTGTGGTTCAAGGTAAGAATACCAAAGTTCTATCAGATAGAACTAAAAACTTCCAAACTGATATCTACTGGGCTATCAGACATCAATTTGAACTAGAAAATACTTCATATGCTGCAACCTACGCAAACTGGGCTCAAGTTTATGACGAATTCTTAGGTGATAAGATCTGGGTTCCATTCTCTTCTGTAGCTGGGGCTACTTATGCTCGTAATGATGCTGCTGAATTCCCATGGTCTGCACCTGCTGGATATACCAGAGGACTTGTTAGTGGAAATGTTGTTGATATCGCAATCACACCAAACCAAAAACAACGTGATGAGCTTTATAAGAGCAATCTAAATCCTGTTCTATTCAATCCATCACAAGGAATGGCAATCTTCGGTCAAAAGACTCTGAGTAAGAAACCCGGAGCAGTTGATAGAATCAATGCTCGTAGATGCTTATTCGCTCTAGAAAGACCTACCAAGAAAGCTAGTATTTTCTTCGTCTTCGAACCAAATACCGAATTCACAAGAACCCGTTTCGTTAATACCCTAACTCCAATCTTCGAATACGCTAAACGTAATGGTGGTCTATATGATTATCTTATCGTAGCAGATGAAAGAGTTAATACACCAGAGGTTATCGATAATAATGAGCTAAGAGCTACAATTCTGGTTAAGTTGGTGAGAACAGCAGAATTTATCGTTGTTGAATTCGTTTCAACAAGATCTGATGCTAACTTCAATGAATTGATCTAATAACTAAAATCCGATAAGATAAAAACTAAAATCCAATAAGATAAAAACTTATTGGATTTTTTCTTATTGGTATGTTAATTATAATTAGAAGCCAAGTTAACAAATCTATGAATTTAAAAGAAGAATTAAAAAAATACCAGAAAATGCAGATTTTCGGAAGTTTCAAGCCGAGAAGGTAATAAGTTTCTGGATATTAATCATATACAAGGACATTGTTCTTATTCTGAGTCATATGGCTTATATTATAATGATGAGTTAGTTTCTTTAATGTGCTTCGGTAAAAGAAAATTGACGAGGGGTAAATGTGAATATGAGTTGATAAGATTCTGTAATAAATTGAACACCTCGGTTATTGGTGGTGCGAGTAAAATTTTAAAAAATTCTAATGTCGATAATTTTATCTCTTATTGCGATCTTAGATATAGTAATGGGAATTTGTATAAATCTCTTGGGATGGATTTGTTGAGAACCACCACTCCGAATTACTATTACGTAAAGCATTTGACATTATATCATAGGATGAATTTTCAAAAACATAAAATATCTTTTGATAGTGATACTAGGACAGAAAGGGAAATAATGTATTCAAATGGGTATAGGAGGATTTATGATTGTGGAAATTTAGTTTTTAGTTATCGAAAGACTAAATAATTATATGGCAGTAGATATTCAAACTTTCTATAATATAGCAGCTCAAAAGCAATTCCAAAGGGATTTCTTTCTTAGGGTTAAACAAATTCGCGCTGTAGGACTTGATCTCGACGGCGAAAATGAACTTGTTTTTGCTAAAACAGCTAAAATTCCCGGTAGAGATATTGAGGATAAAACAGTTAGCTATAGTGGACAAATCTTTCACCTTAATGGTAGAGCAGTATATCCCGGATCAGAATCTTATGCAATTGAATTTTTCGCAGACCAAGAATTGGATCTTAGAACAAAACTAGAGAAAATGTCTAGGGCTACTTTCAATAATGAAACCACAACTGGTCAAATGTGTATGCCGGGACCAGAATCCTATATGATTCTTGATGTTCTTAAAGTTCCATGTGGTCAAGGTAATCAGGGTGGACAAGGTATGGAGGTTGTAAAAACAATTAAGCTTGTTGGAGTCAATCTTAGAACTATTGGTGAAATGAATTACTCTATTGCTGATGGAACTGGTGAGGTTGTTACTCTAGGTACGACTTGGAGTTATCATTGGTATGAAGATTTTAGCAACTGATCTAAAATTGTAAATTCTCAAATCACAATAGTCCTCGGATTATTGTGATTTTTTATTTATGTATTAAATATTCTCATGGGTGGACCTAATATTGAGGAATTTTATTCAGCATTCTCAGGAGATAGACGATTTTTCTTAAATCTTCCCGTCTTATGGACTGTAACCATCGATGGCGTGTCCACAGGTGCCATAAATAGCGTTTTAAGCGATGCTGGTGAGTCTTGGCAAGCGAAGGGCAGTCCGGGGTTATATACTCGATCTGGATCGATTCTAGTGGCTCAAGAGGTTGGTTTACCAGCAGAGACATCTACATTCGATCCAATTCAAATTAATGGAAGCACTGGTGGATTTTTACCGGGTTATGGTTTAACTAAAAGATCAAATTTTTTAAACGATAGACAATTAACTGTTAATTTCCTAGAAACTGAAATCGATATAGAACACACATTTTTTAGACCATGGATGATTGCTTTAGGTATTAAAGGTCTGGTAGAAAACGGTCCATCATTGAAAGGTAATATGGTAGTTAAGCAATATACCAATGGAGGTAAATTTATTAAAGGATTTCAATTTAAAAAACTATTTCCTACAGCAGTAGAGGGATACACTCTAAATTACGACAACACCGATATAAAAATCAAATCAGTAACATTCGCTTGTGAAAACTACGTTCAACTTTAATGAATATTTGTTTTAGAGATTTGAAAAAAATCTCTCAATCACTTGAGAGAAAAAATACTGAAGTTTTGTTGGATTATTTCAATTCATACGAAGGATCTAATGTTTTTGAAAAATTTAGAAATATTCTTAAATCTTGGGAGTATGATGTTTCTCCAAGTTTAAGTTTGAATTTAACTGATAAGCCTGTAAACATATCATTATCCTATATACTTTCAGAATTACCCGAGAATTTGGGTAAAGAAATCGAAATAGTGAAGGATGATTTGAAAATAATTCTTGACATTCCAAAAACCTTTGATACGATCGTACAAGAAGAAACAATACCAATATACTCATTAATACAACAGATTAATATATCTGGTATTTCTATTAATTTAATAGATTTAAGTGTACAGGAGAAAAGATCTATTATAGACTCTTTACCAGCTAGAGTGTACAATACGATATTAAACAAAATATTGAATAATAAAGATAAAATTGTGGGATTTAATAATCCAGTATTATCCTTATTAAAATTTAATTTTTTGACAAATGAACCATGTTTCTTTTTAAAGGGGTTATTTAATAACTTCAGCGAAGATTATTTCAGAGATGTTATATTTCATTTATCAAAAAGAATTGATGGTAATATACTGATGGATAGTACACCCTTGGATATTGAATATTATATTCAAAAATATTCAGACGAAGTTAGAACTCAAAATGATGGGTTGACAATCTAAGATTCTGTGCTTAAATACAAGGTATGGATGACAATGTTAAAAACTTTCTTGACAAAATTCAAGAGAT